CGCGGTGATCCTTCCCTCGGTGGTGGTCTCGCCTCCCATTATGGGCACGTCGGTGGTCTATCCTGGCTCGTGAGCGGCGTGGTACCCGCTCGGCTGGGGGTCGATACGTCTCGACCTTTCGGTGGTTTGTTCCCCAACTTGATGCCATCGGTGGGTGTCCGGGGAACACAGCGGCCGGCATCCCCTCGAGGGGTGCCGGCCGTTCTGTGTTGCGGGGCTGTTCAGTTGGTGGGGTTGATGACGACCGTCGGTTCGTCGGGCATCGTCGATTCGGCTGCGGCTGCGATACCGCCGAACAGGGCGCAGGCGAGCACACCGGCGACGACGAGCGCCCACCGCCACCGTGACCGCCAGTTCTCGGACAGGGCGGCGACGCACGCGGTGACGCCGGACGCGATGCACAGGATGACCGACGCCCACAGGATCGCGGCGGTGGTCACGCTGTGCGTCCTGCCCCGGCCCGGGGGCGCGCGTCGATCCACTTGCGGGCGGTGCGTTCGTGCCAGAACGGGGACTGTCCGACGTGCCCGTCGGGTGGCGGCATCATCCATGGCGGCACGGTCACCGACTTGTCGGCGGCCGCCTCTTTCCGGCGCTGGATGGCCTTCTGGTGGTATTTGCGCATCGTCGAGTACTTGACGCCGGCGAGTTCGGCGAACGCGACGAGGTCGAGCTGTCTCTGTGCCATCGGTGAGGGTCTCCCTTGTGTGAGGTGGTGGTGTCTGATTGTAGCCGCGCGGTGGGGTTACGGATATGGGGGCGGGGTGACCGACCGCAGCCACGCCTCGAACTCGGGGTCGGCGACGCCGAGGTCGACGGCGGTTTGCCGGGTCTCGACGGTGACGCCGTGGAAGGTGAGCCGCCCGGGGGCCTCGTTCTTCCCGGGTGGCAGTGCCCGCTGATACGGGAACACGAGCATTCCGTCGATCCAGTACGGTGCGCCCGGGATCGTGCCGAGCAACGACGACGACGTGTACTCGGGCACGTCGTCGTCGATGCCCTCGCGGAGCCACTGGGTTGCGGTGATGCACAGATCGTCAGGCGTCTCGATGTCGATGATCAGCGGGGCACGGTTCGCGGCGGGCAGCGACCACCACAGAGCCCACGCCTTGAGTGTCGACGGCGATATGCCGCCGTCCTCGAGGCGGTGCCGCCCGTGATACTCGTCGCCGACCGGCCGCAGGTGGAAGTCGTGCCGCCGGTTCGACTCGGCAAACCCGCGCCGACCCTCGGGGGTGTTCCTCCACGTCACATACGCGCCGCACCACTCGCACTGATAGCGGGTCACGGTGCCGGCCATCAATCCCAGATCCCTACGCTTGAGCGGCCGAACGACGCCTGCGCCTGCTGGAACAGCCCGATGTGGCTGCCGTCGGTGCGGGCGTCGGGCCGCCGCGCCGACTCGCGGCGAACGCGGGCGAGCTGCACGCGTAGCACCGCGATGGGGTCGTCGTTGAGCAGCCCAGCAGACCACGCGAGGGCGTCCGGCCACGACATCGACTCCGTGTGCACCTGCCGTGCGAGCTTGACGATGCGGCGGGCGCGGCGGCGAGCGTCCCACGCGGTGCCGGTCTCGAGGGTGCAGCGCCACTCACCGCCGGTGTGCAGCTGGTGCGGGGTGAACACCCACACCTGCCACACGAAGTCGCTGCGGCGGCCGATGTACTCCCACGGGTTGCGGGCGCGGGCACGCACGTACACGCGGCCGGTGTCCCATCCGGCGGATGCTTTCGGCGGGGGCTGAATCGGGATGGTCATCGGCGTGCCTTTCGGATACGGCGGCCGATGCGGTGCTCGGCCTCGGCGATCTCCCGCGTCGGCATGTCCGGCAGCCACTCACCGACGAACGGCACCCCGTATCGGGGTCGCACGTACAGCCGGTTCGGGTGCGCCAGGAACACCAGAAAGTCGGGATCCAGGTCGTTGGGTGCGGCGAGTTCGATCGTCTCGCGGAGCGTGCCGTCGGTGCGGCTGATCGCGATGCGCCCGACCCGGGCAGACTGCGCCCAGTCGTCGTTGATGAGCAGCGTCTCGAGTGGCGGTACCGACAGCACCACCTCGGGCACCGAGCCGGGTGACGGTGGGCGTTGCGTCGCGATCGGATTGCACAGCCGCAGCCATCCGCGTGCAGGGTTGGGGTCGGTCATGCTGTGTGCCCTCTCATGGTGTGGGCGGGGATGGTGTCGAGCATCGCGGCGACGAGCGCCGCTATCAGGTGGTTCGCCGCCCACTCGAGGCCGTCGAGGCTCATCGGCAGCGCGTACTCGCGTTCGTACAGGTAGCCGTCGTGGTCGATGCTCGACGCCCGGATGCGGCACGCGGTGATGTTCTCGGCGAGCCGGGCCGGCGCCTGGTCGAGGCGGCCGATGACGACCGTGCCGGGCGGCGGTAGCGGGTCGATGTCGGTGACGTCGACGGGCTGCTCGAGGTTGGGGTGCGTGTGGTGGCCGTAGATGACGACCACCTCACGCTGGTCGGGCAGCACAATGGTGCGCGGCTCGGTGGTCATGGTCTCGCCTTCCACGTCAGTCTGTCGTCGCCGTTGCGCACCTGTGTGGTGCTGAGGTGCTCGTCGCCTCGCCAGTGCTGCACCTCGAGGTAGCCCTCGGGGTACGAGCCGTTTGCCCACTCGGCGCGGATGCGGCGCAGGCGGGGCAGCGCCCGCATCGCGGCCTCGTGTGACCCGTACACGCCGAGCACGACCGCAGTCTGCTCGTAGTCCTGCACGGGGTCGACGACGAGGAACGACCGGTGACTGTGCTCGGTCGCGGTCACTGTGGCCTCCATCCGTCGGCGATCAGCTGTCGGGCGATCGCGTGGCGGGCGGTCAGCGGGATGAACGCCTGCGCCCGGATGACCGCCACGATGTCGTTCTCGAGCCGGGTCAGACGCGGGAAGTCGGGGCAGTCGATGCCGTGGGGTTGCCGCGGGTAGCTCTTGCCGCAGTAGTCGCAGCGGTTCACGCTGTGGCCTCCCGGATCTGCACCGGCCAGTCGCTGTTGACCTCCTGCCAGCGCGGGTCACCACGCCCCTGCCAGAACGCCCGCAGGCTGTCCTGCTGCTGCCCACGCCACGACGCCTGTAGCCGCATCAGGGTGGCGGGGTCGTCGAGCTGCGCGATCTCGCCGTGCCGCAGCATCTTGTACGCGATGCGGGCGGTGGTGAGGCAGTCGCCGGTCGACTGATGGGCGTCGTCCTGCACGACCTTGTACGCCTGCGCGAGGTCGGTCAGCGTGCGGCCGCCGCGCCGGTACCGGTCGAGGTGTTTGTCGACGACGAGGGGGTCGATGACGGGGCCTATCGTCGGCGTCGCGGTCTCGAGGCGGTCGCACTCGGTGAGCAGCAGGGTGAGGTCGTACGGGGCGTTCATGATGGCGAGCAGGTGCCCGTCCTCCCAGAGCATCGCGAGGTCGGCGACGATCTCGTCGATACCGGTGCGGTAGTCCATGCCGTCGGCTTGGGCCTTCTCGGTGGTGATGCCGTGGATCTCGGCGGCGCCGTCGGGAATCGGGATACCCGGGTCGAGCAGCCACTCGGAACGCATCACGGTGTCGTTGTGGATGCGGATGATGGACGCGGTCACGATGCGCGCGGTGAACGGGTCGGGGCTGGTCGTCTCGAGGTCGAACGCGGCGAGCGGCATATCAGCGAGGGTCATCGGCGCACCTTCCCTGTCTCGACGTCGTACTCGGTGCCGTCGGCGGTGATGACGGTGTCGGCCTCGAACTCGCCGAGCGTGACATCTTTGCCGCACTGGTGACAGATGAACGGTGTCGAGTCGCCGTGTTCCTCGGCCCATTCGCGGATCTCGTCGGGGGTGTTTGCCTCGACGTCGTCGGGTATCACGACGACGGTGGTCGCCCATGCGGCGAACACGACAGCGCGGTCGCCCATCAGCTGATCACCTGCGTCGGCAGTTTGGCGACGGTCACGGGCAGGTTGATCTGGTCGCTGTCGAATCCGTCGGGCCATGTGGGGTGCGGCTTGACCTCGCCTTTCGGGGTGCAGGGCTGCCACTTGCGGGGCACGCCTCCTGGTCGCTGCCGGGTGCGCCGGAAGTAGGTGCGGTTCTCGGCGGGCCCGTTGCGGATGATGACGTCGGGTGCGCAGGCGTCGAGCAGGCGGGAATGCTCGATCATCTGCCCGATCGCGACGTGCGCGCCGGCCTTGGGGTCATCCGGGTACAGGTGCACACCGGTCGGCGGTTCGGGTTCCGGCTCGAGCATGTTCTCGACGATCGTGGCGAGGTCGATGATCATCGTCGTGAGGTTGCGGATCGGGCTGTCCATCGGCTGCGCATCGCGCACACCGCTCGCGTGCAGCCGCACACGGTTGAGGTAATCGATGTCGGTCATGGCTGGTGTTCCTTTCGGTGGGTGGTGAATCGGATTGTAGCCTACCTGTGCGGCTACTTGCGGGTGCGTTTCTGTGCGCACTTCTCGTGCACGGTCGGGTCGCCGCCCGGGTCGGTGGACAGCACTGGGTCATGGCAGACGGTGCAGCGTTTCGCGCATGAGGCGTGCCAGTCGCCCGGCGCGACGACGACCGGCAGCCCGCACACGGTGCACGCCTTGCCGAGCGGCCGCGCCGGCGCTTTACGTCGACGAGGCGGCATACGTCACCAGCCCGCAGTCGATGCACCGATGTGTCTCGGTCCACTGATCGTCGTCGGTGTAGCGCCGGTGCTCGGCGACGGCGTGCCATCCGAGGCTGCACTTGATGCGCAGTAGCCACGTCACCACCTCGGCACGTCCGGGATCCCGGTGTACGGTTCGCCCGCCGCCTCCCAATCGGGCCGGTACACGACGCGCACCGGGATGCCGAGTGACCGCCACAGCCGGATGACGCGCGGCCGGTCGTCGAACGCCTCGACGACGTCGTACCCGTGGTCGTCGCGGATGATCCGCAGAATGTCTCGCTTGACCTCGTCGTCGTGCCGGTCGTCGAGGTCGCCACGCATCAGCATGTGGTCGAACTCAAGGTGCGGCACGTACTCGGCGAGCCATTCGCGGGTGAGCTGCTCGAGTTCGTACTTGCGGGCGGTGACCAGCAGTAGCCGGTGCCCGTCGGCGAGCGCCTGCTCGCACCACCGCACGACTTTCGGTGTGGGCGGGCAGCGGCGGGTCGCCTCGTGGAACCGGCGCATGTCCTTGCGGGTGCCGTACAGGTGCACGAGCGCGTCGCGGACATCGCACAGGGTGCCGTCCATGTCGACGATGACCGCTGTCGGGCGGGGCTGCTGGTCGCTGAGCAGCGCGGTGAACGTGTCGGGGGTCAGGTCGGTCATTCGGTGTTCCTTCGGTGTGCTCGGCGGCCGATCGTGGCGATGCTGCCGAGGTTGAGACGTCGGATCGCGTCCTCGTATGAGATGCCGTATCCGACGAGGTGGTCGAACTCTTCGCGCTCGAGCGGGTCGAGGGTGTCGGGTGTCCAGCCGTCGGGCAGCGTGGTCACTTCGTAGCGGTCACCGCGCGGCATGACGCTGCCGTTCGTTGGCCCACTCGCGGGCGTACTGCTCGGTGACGCCCGCGGGCGGGGCCGGGTCGTCGTGGTAGAGCGTGGCCCGCCGGTATCCGGCGGCGCCGTTGGTGGCGGGGCACTCGTCACGGACGTGCCGGTACACCTCGAGGGTGCGCGGGTAGGCGCCGCACTCGTCGCATATGACGCGGTCGCCGTGCACGACGTCGAGTTCGTAGACGTCCATCTCGTCGAGTGGTGTGGTCACGGTCGCGGGATAGTAGTAGCTGCTCACTTCGCCGACCTTCCCTCGATGACCTGCTCGATGTGCTCGGCCCACAGCCGATACCCGCGACCCCGGTCGGCGTAGACGCGCGACCAGTTGCAGCGGCAGGACACCCGGAACATGCCTGTCGGGGCGGGGTCGTTGGCGTGCCGCTGGTGTTCCTCGAGTACGTCGGCGATCGCGGCCATCAGCGGGCCTCGGTGGTGAGGGCCATCGTGACGGCGTCGAGGGTCGCGCACGGTGCGGGGCTGTTGCAGGTGTCGCACCACGGCACGATGTCCTCGACGCACGGGCGGTGCAGCATCTTGATCAGCTGCAACGCCGCTGCATACGCGATCACCACCTCGTTGTGCACCTGTGTGATCGCGTGCCCGTTGTCGTCCCGCAGGAACGGGTCGTCACTGGTCATGTTGATGCCGCCCGGGCAGGCGGCCATCGCCGTCGTGCGCGTACGCATCACGCGCGCCCGAGTACGTCGTCGACGGTGAGGTCACCCGACTGCAATAGGGCGCCCTCGATCCATCCGAGCTTGACCGCCTCGGGGGTGTTCAGCGACACCCACACGCCGGCCATCGGGTCGTTCTGGTCGTAGCTGCCGAACGCTATCGGCCAGTCGGGCATGTGGAACGCCGACACCGCGATCACTTGCAGCATCAACACGGGGCGCTGCGGGTCGACTTGCGGCTTGAGGTGGGCGACGGTGAGGAACGCGATCCGCTCGCCGGTCTCGGTGTCGACGAGTTGGAAACCGTCGCCTGCGGTGGGTGGTTCGTAGAACTCGGCGGTCTCTTCCATCTGCTGGGGGTCGTCGGCCTCGATGTTGATGCGGGACACGACGAGCCGGGGTTCGCCGTCGTCGTCGTTGGTGAGCCGGGCAGACCATGCGATGGGGTAGCGGTTGCGCACTTCGACGTGCACGTCGGTGATGTGGTCGGTCATGGTGGGTGTCTCCTGGAATGAGGAACGGCACCGCGAGACTGTAGCCTCACGGTGCCGCTATCCTATGTGGGGGTTGGGGTGGTGTCTACTGCTGCCCGTCGGGGGCGTCGTGTTCGTTGTGCAGCACCGCGTCGGCGATGTCGTCGGCGTCGTCCTCGATGCCCTCGAGCGGGTCACCCGGGGTGCGCTGTGGTTCCACGCCGACCTGCGACATGATCGCGGTGAACGGGGTACGGCCGCCGCCGACCGCCGACTGTAGCGCCGCGTTCGCCTCCTCAAGCTGCCGCACCCGGGCAGTGCGCTCGGTGAGTTCAGTCTTCATCCGCTCGATCGTGGGCACGACCTCGCGCCAGTTCTCCGGCTCGGTCGCGGCGGCACGGCACATGGCGTCGATGCGGGCGTCGCGGGCGTCGAGTTCGATCGCGAGGTCGTCGGCGACACCGACCGCGTTGACGGCCTCGGCCGCGTAGATTGGCGCCTTGTCGATCGCGGTGTCGTCGACAGCCCGCGACATCACGGTCGACACCACGCGGGCCGCTATCTCGACGTTGGTGCGCAGCTGCCGGGTGACGTCGTCGGCGTGCTGCTCGGTGTCGATACCGAACAGCCCGGCGAGCTGCTTGATGTACTCGGCATGAGTGTGGGCGCGGGCCTTGATGTTCTCGTAGGCGTCGGCCTTCTGCTTCGTCTGCTGATACAGGTCGGCCCACATCGACGTGTTCGCCTCGAGGGCGCCCTCGGCGTGGCCGCGTTTCCGCGACGTCTTGACCAGCTCGTCGACCAGCCGGTCGTTGTCGACGCGACCCCCGGTCACCTGATCCTCGAGCACGTCACGGGTGATCTTGACGCGCGCCTGCGCGGCGTCGAGTTTGCGCTGAGTGTCCCGCAGCTCAGCCTCGGTGGTGGCGAGCCTGGACGTCTTGTCGACCATCGCCCACAGCGCCCGCACCATGTGGTTATCGGCCTCGGTGATGACCTGCCATCCGTCGGGCAGCTCGGTCACTCGCTCGGACGGTGCCAGCGGTTCGCCGGTCAGCGACCGCCGGATGAGGCGGGCGGGCGTGAACAGGCTGCCGAGTATGCCGGTGCCGTTGTGTTCGACGAGTTCGTTCGGCTCGCAGTCGACGCGTAGATACCTGGTCATGAGGGGTGTTTCCTTTCGGTGGGTGGGTACACGGTGAGGCTACATGAACGGCCACGGCGCCGTGGCGGGTAGCCACGGGTTGGGCCAGACAGTGAGCGGGGTGCGCGGCTGGTCGTCGAACTCGATGAGCTCGGCGATCATGCCCGCGGATTGGTTGATCACCCAGTGCTCGAGGTCGGTCATCGTCGACGACGGGAAGTCGGCGGCGACGAGCGCGGCGAGCGTGTCGGTGTCGACTGCGGCGCGACGTCGGGCGGCGTCTTCGGCGACACGGCCGGCGAGGTCGACAATCCATGCGGGGCGTTTACCGCCGCGCATCACGGGCACGCGCCGGGCGAGGGCGACGCGTAACAGTATGTGTTCGGTCGTCGCTGCTGGTCCCTGCACCTGCCAGCGCGGTGGTGTCGCCCACCACGGCACGCGGCGTTCGTACGCGGGCGCCCGCATCAGGTGCAGCGTGTCCGGCAGCGAGCTGGTCGCCGGGCGTCGGCAGGTGCGGGGCTCGATGGTGCGGGGCACCGGCACGTCGGGGTCGAATCGCACGAACGGGTGCATGTCGTAGCCGCGACGCTCAGCCTCGTCGTACAGGCGGCGCGGCAGTACCCATTTCATCGCATGGCCCCGAGTAGCTGCGACAGCATCGCGGTGATCTGTTCGTGCGTGTAGTAGATCGTGGCGACGAGTTCGCGTGTGCCGTCGTTGGTTTCGGTGACGACACGCGCCCGCACATGGTCGCGGTCGGGGTGGTCCCACACGATGCCCATCGGTGTCTGCACCCCGGGCGGCGTCGTCGACGCGGGCACGGGCGCGTCGTCGGTCATGAGAACGCATCCTCGTCGTCGACGGTGTACAGGCGGTCGAACTCGTCATCGCCCTCGATGATCGTGACGTCGTCGACGTCCCACACGAACCATGTGCCGGCGTCGACGCGTTGCGGGTCGGGGTCGGCGCCGTGCCGGTACACCACGAGGAACGGTGCGGCGTGGTTGAGCACCATGCCGTTGCTGCGATCGTGTTCGTCGTCGCGGCGCATCGCGTGCTCGTAGCCTTTCGGGACCGGCCACACGAGCACACGGCCGTTCAGGGCGCGGGCGATGTCGACGCCGCTGTGATAGTCGCCGTCCCAACGGATCGCGTGCAGCGCCCGCGCCTGCGGCCGGACGGTGACGACTGATGTGTTCACCATGTGATCTTGTCCTCGTAGTCGGTCCAGTCGATACCGGCGACCACGTGCAGGTGGTGCTCGAGCACGCGGATGGGTAGGCGGTGGCGGGCCAGTCGGATGCCGCCCATCGTGGCGAGGGCGAGGGCGTCGAACTCGTCGTCGCCGTGCGGGGTGACGCGGTCGCCCCACAGTTTCGACATGCCCACCGCGACAGCGGTTTTGTCTGCGTTGCCGTTGTCGGTGGCGAACTTCTTTACCCGCTTGTTGTGCACCACGATGCACGGGATACCGGCCGCGTACAGGTGCTCGCACAGGCTGCCCGCGAGGTGCGACCGGTCCATCAGCGATGCCTGCGTCGAGTTGTTCGATGCGAACAGTTCCTCGACGAGCACGATGTCGCAGCCCTGCGCAGCCCGCAGAATCTGCCGGCGCACCGCGACGAGCCGCTGCACCCGTAGCCGCATCTGATTCGGTAACGGCGCCTTGGTGATCGGGTCTTTCAGGTTGGGTGTCGAGTGCACTGTCGTGGTCTGCACCTGGCACAGTTGCGCGTGTTGCTCGTCGGACAGTCCGTCGCCGAGCACGGTGGTGTTGTCGATGGTGAGTTTCGCGAGGCCCGACGCGGTGAGCGACGGGTCGACGCCGAGGATTCGTAGCGTCATCAGACGGTGCGGCCCTGCTCGGCGAGGCTGCGGTGCGCCTCGGTGACCTCGGTCTGCTCGGCGATCTCGCGGTCGCGGCGCCGATTCCGCTGCCTACTGACACGGTTCTGCACGTTCAGCGCGCCGTCAGACCAGCCCATCGCGTAGATTTTCGCGGCTAGCTCGTGCAGGCCGTCGACGTGGACGTCGGGGATCTCCGCGAACCGTATGTCGTCCGGGTGGTCGAGTGCGCTGCGGTTGCATCGGTCGATGAACTGGTCGACGCTCTGCTGCACGTCGTCGGGTTCGGTGGGCATGGGCATGGTGAGTGCTCCTATTCGGTGGGTGGTTGTGTGGTCACTGTGAGGCTACATCATGGGTGGTGTCGTCGGTGCGCCAACAGTCGCAGCGCACCACGAGGCATCCGTCTTCGCCGTGCAGGCACAGGGCGTGGCCGCAGGTGTCGCAGTGCGGCATGCCGGGCGGGTGTTTTGGCCTATCCATCGAACAGATCGGGCTGCCGCGAGGCGACGCCCGTGCGTATCCAGCCCGGGACGAACACCCCGGCGAGCCCGCACGCGGCGAGGGCGTCGGCGTCGTGGCGGCCGTAGGCGACGAGCACCGACGGGGCGCCGGCATTACCCGGGGCTGCGGCGCCGTCGGCGGTGTGGAACGTGAGCCGGCCGTTCAGGAACAGCACGGCGTCGGCGCGTTCCCACACCCACCGGCTGAACATTGCGGTTTCGGTGCGCGCGAACAGCAGCGCGGTGCCGCCGCCCGAGTGACCGGCGAGGCGCTGCACCCACTTCCACGCCTGCGAGTACGGCGGGTTCAGCCACACCCGGCCGTGCCACATGCGCGACAGCCCGTCGTCTCGGTAGGTCAGGTGCTCGTGGGCGGTCGGCCACCGTGCGGGGTCGGGTGCCGCGCACGGGTCGAGGTCGAACGGCCCGAGCGCGTCGAGGACATGCCGCGGGGTAAGCCATGTGTCGGTGCCGGTCGCGTTGTTCTCGTGGGCGCCCATGGCCTTGCGGGCGGGCGCGGTCACTTCGGCACCGTGCCGTCGGCGAGGTATGCCCGGAACGTCTCGGCGACCGCGACGAGGGTGTCGGCGCTGTCCGGCCATCGGTGTCGGCATGTCCACTCGACGGCCAGCTCGAGGGCCCGCTGCCGGGTGGCCTCGTCGCTGTAGTCGAGGTGCAGCACGCCGTCGTGGATGGTGCCGACACCGCCGCTGTCGGTGGGGTAGTTGTGCCGAGGGCACACCGTCAGCGGCGCGTCGGGGCCGGTGTTGGTCCACCCGAGCTCGGCGAGCTGCCGGGCGACGTCGGCGCGGATGGTTTCGTCGGTGACGAGCAGTGTGTAATCGGTTTCGCGGTCGCATTTCGAGCACACTTGCCGCCACACGATCGGGTGCGGTGGGCGCGGTGTGGGGACGCTCTGCCCGCCGCCACCTCGGGGCGGGGTGCGGGGTGTGTCAGTCATAGGGGGTGTCTCCTGTTCGGTTGATGCGTACGGCGATGCTCGTCAGGAACGCCGGCCAGTCGTCCATGCTGCCGAGTCTGGGCTGCGGCCACACGGGTCGGCGGTCGGACCCGTACACGGTGACGCGGGCCTTGCGCGGCCGGTGCTTGCCGCGCTGTTTCATGCGGGGGAAGTACTCGCGGCGTCGTGGCCGTTGTCCGCTGCTCACGTCGGCTCGAGTCGGTACTCGCCGCGACGTTCCTGCCGAGCGCGCAGGTCGTCGACCTTCTGCTGCGCGTCGGTGTACGTGTACACGCCGACCTCGAGCGGGCCTGTGTCGACGCCGTCGGGCTGGTCGGGCGCGGGGTACCAGATGATGCGGGTGTCGCGCACTGTCACCGGCGCGGCCACGAGCAGGGCGCCGCATCCGCACCTGAGTACCCGGCGCGGCAGCCTCATCGTGGCTGGTCTCGGCATGTCCAGCTCGAACGTCCACCCGTCGTGAAACTCGTGGCGGGTGCCGAGTTTCGCGTCGTGGGTGAGCACCTCGATTTCGGCGACGATCTCGTCGTCGGTCGGGCGGGTCACCACTCGGCCCTGTTCTGGTCGCGGTGCACGCCGCCGTGCCCGAGGTGGCGAGCGCACACGTTCGGGCCCTTGAGGTCGCCGCACACCACTCGATCGTCGAGCCATGCCGAGGGCCCGCGTCCGTCGATGTGGGGGCCAGGATGCCCGGGGTTGCGGCTGCACTGCCAGGTCTCATCGAGCCCGATGTGTTCGTACTCGGCGTCGCAGATGTCTGGCTCGTCGGGCGTGGTCGGCGGGATTGTCGTCAGGTCCGGCTCGACAGCGAGCCGGGTATGCACGTGCTCGTGGTAGCCCATCTCGTCGAGGACGGCGCGGACGCCGTCGTACGTGGCCTCGCTGTCGCCGGCCTTGACGAGGTGCCAGATCTTCCCGAGCGCCTCGTCGGCGCTGTACGGCGGCTGCCACGCGCCGCTGTCCTGCGGCTTGATGTGCCGTTGCAGTGCGAGCCATTCGTCGTGCGCGTCGAGGATCGCGTCGAACCATTCGGCGTTGTTGTCGCCGAGCACGTCGTCGTCGTTCTCGTCGAGTTGCGCGCCGTACCCGTTCTCGACCTGCTCACGCACGAACTCGCGGCGGTCGTCGAGCAGTTTGTCGTACGGGTTGCTGGTGTACCCGAGTGCCTCCCGCCCGTCGAGGGTGCCGTCGTGGTAGCCCTCGTCCCACGCCTGCCGCATCGCGTCGAGGTGGTTCGGTACGCCCGTGGTGAACTCGTGTTTGGCCTCGACGATCGACTCGGTGTACTTGATGCCGAGCGTGTCGAACAGGTGCCGCAGCGCGGTCTCGACGGTGGTGTTCATGCGGGCCATCACGTCGGCGAGGTCGAGTGCCGGTGTGTGTGAGACGCCGGACGGTCCTGCGGGCGGCGTCGAAGGTTTCGGTGTGGTCATGCTGGTCGGTCCTTTCGGTGTGGTCGGTGTGCTGCGACGTGCCCCGAGGGGTCAACAACCATCCATGTGGTGATGGTCCACGGCGCGGTGTTCGCCCGGGCGATCGCTGCCGCGAGACTCGGGTGCGATTCGGCCTCGAGTAGCGCGGTCGGGTCGGCGAGGGTGAACTGCCCACCGAACAGTGCCTGACGGATCGCGCTCGCCTGCTCGATGACTCGGCGTACGTCGGGCCGGGTGAGTAGCTGGTCGAGTTCTGCGTCGGTGGGTTTGGTCAGAGTACCCCGCGCGTCGATCGTTCCGATAGCCCCACAGTGAGGGCACACGAGGGCGTCGATCGGGGGCACGACGACGATGCCGGTGCACTGCGGGCACGGCTGCTGTGACCTCACGCGCCGAACCCGACGCCGGCGGCGACTGCGACCGATGCGGTGAGCAGCAGCCCGAACACGAACACGCCACGCCCTGCCTGCACCTCGTCGTCGAGGCGCCCCGATCCGACGAGCAGCAGCGCGGAGATGCACGCGACGACGATGGCTGCGGCGACGACCGCAGCCCGCCAGTTCACTGCCCGGCCTTGAGGGTGCGGCGCGCTGCCTCGATCGCGGCCTGTACGCGTTGCGTGGTCTCGGCCAGCGCGGTGAACTCGCTGGGCGCCGGCCGCACCCCGATGTTGAGCATGAGGTCGGCGGCCGCTGCGAGTTCGCGGGTGGCCTGCTTGAGCTGCTCGAAGCGGGGCTGCTGCGCCTGGTGTTCGTCGCGCCAGTTGTTGCGGGACTCGACGAGTTCACGCACGTTCGCCTCGAGGTCGTCGACGAGCTCGTCGACGGTGATCTCGACGGGCAGCGGCTCGAGGTTCATCTCTCGGCGCACCAGCCCGGCGAGCAGCCCGAGTCGCCACGCGGGGTTGCTGTCGCCGTCCCGCGGCTGCACTCGCGTGACGGTCGTGTCCGCGTCGAGCCGGGCCGCACGTTTCGGGTCGCGGGCATCGACGTGCGGGGTGGCGACCAGCCCGGACAGCACCCGCTGCGCCTCGTCGCGGTTGAGGTGGGTCAGTCCGAACTCGTGGCCGCGTTCGCCGAGCCACACCCACGGCCCGGCTGTGTGCACGCCGTCGTGTCCGTCGAGGCGCCCGCACTCGAACGTGCACGCCTTGCCCTGCTCGTCGGGTTCGGTGCTGGTGCTGCTGCCGCAGAGGCCGGGCGCATCGACGACGCCGTCGGTGTGAATCATCTCGTAGCGGTGCGCCGCTGGTGTGTGCCATCCGCCCCGCGGCTCGTCGGCGGGTGCGTCGTACCGGATGCCGCCACGCGGCACGGTGATCGGCGGCAGCGTGATCGGTTCGGCGGCGAGGTGCGGCCCGTCGTGCTCGTCGAGGCGGCCGCAGCCCTCGGCGGGGCAGTGGTCGACGTAGGTGCTGGTGTCCAGCTCGTCGTCGTCTGGCTCGTCGTACTCGACCTCGTGGGGCACGAGCTGTTCGGCGATCGCGACGTCGTCGGCGGTGAGGGCGAGTACGGCGTGCACGAGGGCGTGGCCGGGGTGGTCGTCGAGTAGTCGTTCGGCGTGAAATCGGTGGGTGTCGCGGTCCATCGGGGGCGCTCCTGTTGTGGATTTTGTGTGTGACGTAATGGGGTGACGTAACTACGGTTCGGTCACTCGGGTACCGATTGCCCCCTTTCGTCGCTGTGTGTGCTGCTGGGGTCCGGCGCGGGGGTGTTCTGTTCGGGTTCGGTGGCGGCGGGTAGGTCGTTGGCGAGTTTGGTGCGGGCGATGTGAGCGGGTGGTCCGGCGAGTTCGCGGCCGTCGTGGACGCGTCGGCAGGTGCGGCCGGCGGGTGCTCGGCAGTCGGGGCAGGGGACGCGTTCGGCGTGTGCTCGTTGGGCGTGCCAGTCCTGGGATTTCATGGGGTCTCCGGGTGGGTGCATCGGCGGGCGGGGTCGGCGCTGACGCCGGTGGTGGGGTCGAGTTGCCATCCGAGGTCGTCGCAGTGGGGGCATTGGGCGATGGCGGTGCGGCGGTGGTCGCGGGCGAGTTGGTCGAGTTGGGCGCGGTGGTCGGCCCATGCGGCGTGTGCGAGTCGGGCGTCGCGGCAGGGTGCGCAGGGTTCGTCGATGCGGCCGATGCGGGTGCGGTGGCGGGGGCATTTGGTGGGCGGCTCGGTGTCGGCGTCGGGCGCAGCCGAGACGACGAGCGCGAGCGCACCGCGGGTGATCGCTTCGGGGCGGGGCGCGGTCGCGCGCGTCTGCTTAGGTGACCCCCCCTGTCTTACTTGACCACTAGTAGTTATTGGTCGGGTCGGGTCGGGTCGGGTCGGGGTGCCGTTACTAACGGCGTTACGCGTCCGATTCGTAACGGTGTGACTCACGCCGTTATTTTCGGGTTCCGTGGGGGCCTCGATCGATGCGGCGTCGGCCTCGGCGGCAGCGGCCTCGCGACGCCGTTTACGGTAGTTGGCCTGCCGTTTCCTGTTGGCCTCGCGTTCGGATTCGACCTCGGCCTTGGTGGGTTGACGCTCGCCCCACTCGTGGAACATGTAACCGTCATCCACCTCTATCCACAGCCCTGTGGAAATCAGCGATCGTACTTGCGCTCGCGACCCCATTTGCAGTGCGATCCGACGCGGGATGTACCCCTCAGTGAGGTTCGATCCGCACCAAGATCCTGCACGCACCCACAATCCGAGGGCTGCGTTACCGGCGCTGAGCGCCTTGGGGTGGTGGTGAAAATTGTCGTCGACCTTGAACCATGTCACGGCGTTTACCTCACGCCCCGGTCGCGGCGTCAGTGCCCGCGATCTGGGTCAGATAGGCGTCAAGTGATTCACGGGTGATCATCGCCCGGGCGCCGACCTTGACACGCTCGAGGTGGCGGGAGGCGATGAGTTTGTACACGGTGCCCCGGCTGATGCCGCCGAGCCGCGCCTGTGTGTCGGCGATGCTGACGAGTTTCGGTAGTTCGGTCACGGGGTTGATCCAATCGAGCGTGGCGGGCGGGGTGAGGTAGTGCGCGGGGACGGTGAGCGGGACGGCCTCGCCGTACATCGGGGCGGTCAGGATCAGGTGTTCGGTGGGGTCGTCGGGCATGGGTCTGATGTAGTGCACCGGGCTGCCGGCGGCTGCGACTTTCGGTACGTCGTGTCGCAGCCGCCAGCAGGTGGCACTACTGTTCGGATCCGCTGCCTGCATCGCCGTCGGCGGGCGGCACGTAGAACGGGTCAGCGGTGTTGTCGACGGCGGCCTGCTCTGCGGCTGCCGCGTCGGCCTCGGCCGGGGGCACGAGCGACAGCTGTGCCTCGTTCTCTTTCGATTCCTTGGCGACGTCGTCGTCGTCGGTGGCCGTCTGTGAGGGCGGTTCCCGCAGCGTGGTCTGTCGGCCGACGACGCACTCGCGGACAGCGAACGACGCCTCGAGGAACGTGCCGTCGGCGCCGAGCTTGCGGTGTGTGCCGTTGGTGCATTGCACGGTGCAGGTCATGACGAACACGTCACCGGCCTCGGGTGACAGTTCGTACAGGCTGGTCGGCGATCCGCTGAATCGGAACTTGACCATCGACCCGTCGGTGCCGGGGTCGGTGCCGTTGGCGTTGGTGACCTTCTGGCCCTTGATCTCGTCGGACATGTGTTCTCTCTCGGTGGTGGGTTACTTGCTCGCGGCGATCGCCTCGAGCACCTGCGACGCCTCGGCGTCGTCGAGGTCTGCGGGCACCTTCGGTGCGTCGGGGTCGCCGAGTGCCTGCTGTAGCCATCCTGCGACGTTGTCGGCGTCGTTGACGCCCATCTCGGCGAGTTGGTGCGCGACGAGTTCCTGCCGGGTGAGCGTCTCGGTGTTCTCGGCCGGCGGCGGGGCGTCGTTGTCGCCGGTCTCGTTGTCCACAGGTTGTGCACTGGGTGTGGATGAGTCCGGTTCGTCGACGGTGAACTCGCCCTCGACGACGTTCGGATGGTCGATCGCTGCGGCGGTGCGGTCGGCGCGTACGGCGCCGTCGTTCTCGATCGCGCGCATCACCTCGGGCGACTTGGGCAGCGTCTTGGCGAGGCGGATGATCATGGTCTTGAGGGCCATCGAGTCGAAGTGGTCACGCCACGGCCCGACGATCTGCTGATTGCGGTTGCGGGGTGCGTGCCGGTCGCGGTGCTTCTCCATGTCGGCGACCGACACGGGGTCGGTCATCTGGTAGCCGCCACTCTTCATGCGGGCGATCGCGTAGTAGCCGACGGGCGCGCCGCGGTCGGCCCAGCCGGTGGGTGGCCGGTGGATCAGCTTGTCCTCGCCGAGTCCGTACTCGAGCAGCCACTCGTCGTTTTCGTAGACGGTGCGGGCGGCGACGGTCTCGACCATGTCGCTGCGGTAGATCAGCTCGAGCAGACCCTGATACCCGATGATGAGCTGCGCCTTGTGGCCGCGCGTCTTGCTGTCCCAGTACGGCAGCAGCCACGCCTGCCCGAGCACGCCGACGCGCAGCCCGAGCTGCGCGCAGGTCATCAGCCCGCCGAGTACGGTCGCCTCGTCGCACTTCGCGAGATCCTTGACCACGCGGAGTGCGGTCTGTGCGTCGCGGACGAGCTGCACGGCCTCGGTGCCTTTCGGCATGGCCCGCTGGAGTTCGGTCTGCATCGACGCGATCTGCTTGGACAGCGACGGCGGTGCGTCCTGCTGCTGTTGCACGTTGCCGGTGGCGCGTGCCTTGAGATCCCTACCCATTGAGTTGTCCCTTTCCTGTGATGGCGGTATGCCAGTCGTTGAACGTGTCCTCGACGGCGTCGTCAAGGTCGGGTCGTAGTCCGCTGTTGACGGTCTCGAGTGCGGTCGCCGCTGTCTGCGCGAGGGTGGCGTGCACCTGCGCCGAGGCGATCATGTGCGCCCGCTCGGCGTCGCCGTAGTGGGGATACCCACCGTTCGGTGTGGTCAGGTTCGCCTGCCGCAGCAGCTGCTCGGCCTTGGCGTAGTGCTCTGGCCCGGTCACTGCGGATCGTTTTTCCGCGGGCCGCGCACGACGCGCGCCTGGCAGCGCCGGTACTCGTCGGGGTGCTCACGCTTGAGGGCGTCGACGTCGAGCACCTCGATTTTCTTCTGGGTGATGTCGGCGATGTCGGGGTACAGCTCGACGAACTTAGTCTTGGCGAACGTGCCGAGTCCGACCCGGGCGATGACCTTGTGATCGGGGGCGTCGTCGGCGTGGTCGTCGACGGCCTCGGCGATCACGTCGTGCCCGTCGGCGATGCGGGCGAGGTTGTTGCGGGCCTCAGCCTTGGCTGCCTTCGCGGCTTTCTCTGCCTCACCGGCGGCGTCATAGCGGGCCTTCCACTCGCGGGCTGCGGCGGCCTGCTCGTCGTCCAGCATGAGCACCTGAGCGTCGCGTTTCGGCGCTGCCCCGACGATGCTCGCCATGCTGTCCCGGGCGGTGAGCGGCGGCTCGAGCGCCCGCAGCTCGGCCTCGAGCGCCTCGTCGATGTACTCGACACCGGCGATGAGTTCGCGGTACTTCGCGATGCGCTGCCACATCGCGAACTCGGTCGTGATGATGTGGTCGATCAGCTCGGGGTCGCGGTCGACGCGGCGCCACACGATTTGCCGACCGCCGACCATGCCGCCGACGTACCCGTACGGGGCGTCGAGCACGGCCATCGAGTGCAGGATCTGTAGCTCGGCGTGGTCGGGGATCTGATCCACCCAGTCCTCGAGGAGGTACTCGCTGGTGTTCTTCGCCTCGAACGGGATCGGCCCGTCGTCGGTGATGGTGAACGCGGCGTCGAGGTTGGTGCGCTGCCACGGCCGCACCCGGGACACCATGCCGGGCAGCCCGCGCACGTAGTCGACGCCGAGGCGACGCGCGACCATGCGGACGATCGCGCCCTCGACTTCGCGGCCGATCTCCATCTGTTCGCTGTCGCCGAGGTCGAGGGGCAGCTGCCCGGTCTTGTCCATGAACACGTGCCACGGGGTGGCGTCGTCCCACTTGTTCATGCCGAGCACCGCCGAGCAGTCACTCGAGCCGATGCCGTCGCGGCGTTGCTCAAGCCACGCGACCATGCCGGCGGTGGTCGACGTGTCGTACAGAGGCAGCAGATCGACGGCGTCGGCCCATGGGTTGTAGGGCAAGTGGTGGTTGGTCATCGGCGTGTCTTTCGGTGGCGGTCGCGGGCGGGGCAGTTGACGAAGTGCGGCAAGTACAGATGCTCGCCGTCGGCGCGTGCTGCTGCGGCGTTCTTGTCGCCGAGCACCTGCACGTGCATCTTCGGACCCTCGCGGCGCAGCACGCGCACGTTGCCCTTCGTCAGGTTGGGGTGTTCATCAAGGGGCATGTTCTTGCCGTTGGCGGTGATACCGAACACGATGCGCTCACCACACGAGCTGCACGACGCCATCACTTGGCCTCGGCGAGCGGTGCGGGGATGCGTTCCCGCTTGAGGTAGTACCCCCACGCATATCGATGCTTGGTCGCGAACGCGTCGAGACGATTGTGATCGACGCCGGCCTCGGCGTGCATCAGGTCGAGGTACTCCTGATAGAGCGCATGGCCTCGGTCGTACCGTTCCTGCGACGACGCGACCTGTCGGGCGCCCTCATCCTCGGTGAACGGCTGCTGTGCGCTGATGACGCCGACGCCGTTGCGGTCGTCGACCATGACGGCGGGTCGTTCCTCGTCGCCAGCGTCGTTGCGCAGCACGTCGAGCAGGGTGCCGAGCGCGGCGAGGGCGCCGGGCACGCGGGCGATACGGCCCAGATCGTGCACGGACAGCACGGTGTACGCGAGGTCACCGTCGTGGGTCGAGTCCTGTAGGTCGGCGACCGATTCGGGCCGGTTGTCAGTGGGTGCGGTGGGCATGGTGAGCGCCTTCTGTCGGTGGGTGTGGAACGACCCCGACGCTACCACGAAAACTTGTTCATGCGTGTACATGCACGCGCACGCACGTCTACCTACAGGGCGAGCATCCACGCTCGGGCGCGCGCCATCAGCGACCCGCCCGGCGCCGCCCGCGTGTACGCCTGCACGTGCTCGCGGCCCGACCGGTAGCCCTCGGCGTCGGCGACCGCACGGTCGTACCGCGCCCACGTCGTCGGCAGCCACCACGGCCCGATCAGTTCGCCCAACTCGAGGCGCGTCTTACGGTCCCGCAGCAGCCGCGCGACGTCGGCCGGCCACGCCCGCAGATCGCCGAGCGCCATACGCGGCGTCGTGATCGCGATGATGCGCAGCGGCGACAACTTGGGACAGCAGCAGATCACGTCGCGCGGATTGATCACCCACCGCACAGGGACACCGACGACCTTGCGGGCGCCGGCGATACCGAAGTCGCCGCCGGTGCCCGGATAGTTCGGGTCGGCGACGAGGATGACGCCGTCGATCAGGTCGGCGAGCAGGTTCGCGAGGTCACCGGCGAGCGCAGCACCGCCCGAGTACCCGGCGAGGATGATGCGGGCGCGCGGGTGAGCCGCCCGGATCTCGCGGATCGTCTGCTCGCCGAGCGCCATGCCCGACGCGAGTGACTGCACGTAGCTGCTGGTCTGCCCGTACGACGCCGACCACGGCACCTCGACGCGCATCCACCCGGGCGGCAGCGGGTAGGCCAGGTGGTCGAGCATGTTGCCGGTGAGGCGTTCGCTGATGCCACGGAACGTCACGATGTAGTCGGTCATTCAGCACCTCGGGTCGGGGTAGGGGTTGGCCTTGCGTCGCTCGGTCGCCTGTTCGTACGCGACGACGTAGCGGATGCGGGCATCGACCTCGGCCTGTCGTTCGCGCGGAGTGTCGACCGGCCCGAGCGCGGCGAGTTCCCGCTCGAGCTGCGACCACAGCGCCGACTGTTCGGTCGCGGCGTCGCCCCGTTCCTGGATCACCCGGCGAAACTCTTCGTTGCAATCGGACTGCCGCGCCGTGAACGTCACGAAGTGCGTGAGCGCGAGCACGCCGACGACGATGAGGATCCCCCCGATCACTCGTCGCGCGACGTTGCGCTCGGGCTTGACGGTCGGCACCAGCACGGTCGCGCCGTGGATCTTGGCCTTGCGCCAGTTCACGCCGAGCCCGATCGCGAGTCCGACCGCCCCATAAATCAGCGCCTTGAATGCCTCGATGGCGAGCTCGACAGCCGTCATGATCTACCCCCCGTAAACCTGTCTTTGAAATTGCCCGCGAACAGGAAACCGGCGACGATCAGCATCAGCGCGTCGACCGACGGCGCGAGGGTCCGATCGGGCCAGATGATGCGCACGGCGAAACTGGCCGCCCACACCACGAGGATCGTGATCGCGACGAGGTTGATCAGCCACGTCGGCGGCACGCGGTGCGGGTGCTGGTCGCCGGTGGTGTCCGGTGTCTGTTCGGGCTGTTCCTGCTGCTCGGGCAGATCCGGCGGGTTGGTCTCGCTCACCGGCGCACCTTTCGGCCCCGCCCCACGATGGGCGGACAATGGACATCGGACACCACACGGCTTACCTGGTCAGGCTCGGCGTGTGCTTGGACACTCCGAGGTTCATGGATGCGACCGACGTCAGTAGCGACACCAGCGCGAGGGTGCCAGCAAGACCAGCGGCCTGCCCCCACGGCACGTCAGCGAGGGTGACTGTGTGGGTCGGGTCGACGACGGGGATGGCGCCGGCGAGCGATGCGAGGAACGTGCGCGCGGCCCGGGCGAGGGCGTCGATGTACGGATTCTCGGGGGTCCATGCTGTCTGCACGAGCACGAGCAGCACGGTGCCGAGCGTCGCGATCAGCGCGCCCTGTAGTGCCACGGTCCAAGGCACGTCGAGCACCGACACCGCAGCCCCGGCGCCGAGGTAGACGAGCAGCGTCTGCGCGAACGTCTTGATGGCCTTGTCGACGAGGTCGGCGGCGACGCCGACGACGGTCACCGGGGTGTTGGCGGCGATGAGTTCGCCCTCGAGTACCTGCTCGGGTGCGGCGTGGTTGCCGTAGTTGTCTGCGGTCATGATCTGATCCTCTCTATGCGGCGACGATGACGACGCCGGTCGGTGTGTACACGAGCGATCCGCCCGTGAAGTCTTGCCGGATGCACCCCTCACCCATCGCGGGGAACGGGTACTCATCGGACTTGGGCCACCCCAGCGGCCCCTGCTCCCAATCCTGCGCGGCGTACGCCTTGCCGATCAGCCCGTGCATCCGGTAGCCCTCGACCGGCCCGCCGACCGGGGTCATCAGGGTGCCGCCCTGGAACGCCTGCACGCCGCCGGTCACGCCGCCCGCGGTGACGACCTCGTGCCGCATGACCGGGAACCCGAGCGCGCCGCCCTCGAACTGCCGCGCCTTGTACGCCTCGAACAGCCCGCCGTGGGGGATGGCGTACGCGGCGTTCGCGCCGAGCCGCCAGTACACGTGCGCGTTCTCGTATCGGACGAACGCGCCGAGCTTGGTGCCTTTCGGTGCGATCACGTTTTCGCCGGCCGCGCCGGACGGGTCGAGTCGCTTACCGATCCACGACGCGGCGACGCGGGCCTCGGCGTCGATCAGGTTCGGGGCTGCGGCTGCCGGGCGCATGAACGTGAGCACGCGGCGCACGAACTCGTCCATGGGGAAGTTGACGCCCGGGTCGGTGTGGCCGCCGCCGCGACGGCCGAACGACACGTGCCCGCAGATACCTGGCTCGGGCGGCCAGTTGTTGTCTGCGTAGCGCAGCGAGCCGACCGCCTTGGCGGGGAACCCGAACTGCTGACATGCGGCGGCCATGGCCTTGGCGCCGCGCCACATCATCGCGTCTTCGTTGAGTCCGTCGGATGCGTCGGCCGACAGCCATCGGCCGCGCGACCACTCGGCGAACGACCCCGCGAAACACAGGTGAAACGCGACGTTGTTCGCGTCGGCCGCCGACCACGATCCCTCGCCGACGGGCACGTTCTCGACGGTGAACTGGTCGTCAACACAGATGTTGTATCCGACCTGCGCGCCGTTGCAGTACTTCGCGAGTCCGATCGCGTCGCCGGTGCCGCCCTGCTGGGTGTGCACGGCGCCGTTGCGGGTGCTCGAGCGCGGCCCGTTGCTGTTGCCGATGCCGGCGCTGTTCGGGTTGTAGCCGTGGATGCGGTGTGTGATGCCGTAGTCGGGTGCCACTGTGGGTGCCTCCGGGGTGTCGTCGGTGATGGTGTCGTACAGGGCGACGGCCTCGGCGAACCGTTGGTCGTAGCGGTCGGGGAACGCCGAGCCTTGGACGTCCTGCGCGAACTTGCCGGGGCTGCGTCCGGCGAACTCGTAGTCGATGCGGGCGAGGCGATCGAAGAACAGCCGCGCCGACGCCTCGATGTTCATGCACGTTGCGGCGTCGCCCCACCACCACGCATTGCCGTTGCCGCGACGGACCTGCTGTTGGAAGACGCCGACGCTGTACCCGTCCGAGCCGACGCCGTCGTTCGGGATCTTGAGGGACTCGGGCACCTTGCTGTTCGCGAGGTTGCGGAGCAGCAGCCGCCCGGCGGGATCGTTGATGCCGGTTTCGACGATCATCGTGGTGAACGCGATCTTGATCCCTCGAGGGGTGATGCCCATCGCGGTGCCGACGGCCGCGACGCGGCGCGCGTAGTCGAGGGTGCGCGGGGCAAACGACATGGGCAGGGGATCCGTTCGGTGGTCGGGTGTCCGGCCCCTAGCCAGCGACGATCTACACGCCAGAGTAACCCGCGCTGGTCACGATCATGTGCACCGCGATCAGGTCGTCAACCACACCGCGATCGTGGTGTAGCTGCCGCCGGTGGGGTTGGTGATCTCGATCGGCGGCACAGGTTTGTCGGCGACGACGAGCGCGTTACCCGAGGTGCGGCGGTACAGCTGCCTGATGTTGCCGTTGGATACGACCGATCCGACGTCGCTGGACGACAGCCCGATGTCGAATCCTGCGACCGCGAGTCCGCCGGTGCCGGACGGACTCGCCGACTGTGTGGTGCCCGACCCGCTGCCGAGCACACCGCCGGTCACGGTGGTCACACCGGTGTAGGACAGCACCGCGACAATGTGCGCGCTCGACCCGGATCGGTCGACCTGCACGTTCCGTGCGCCGGCGGCCAGTCCGGTCGCGTAGTACATGGCCGCGTTGGCTGTCTTGCCGACGAGGGTCATCGGGACGCCGTCGACGCGCGCGGCGTTGGTGACGTTGCCGGCGACGAACACGATGATCGTCGCGCCGGACCCGACCGTTATGTTCGTGTTGGTCGTCGCCGAACCCTCGAGCACGGTCGAGTTGTCGAACGCGACGTTATTCGCCTGGTACTTGCGCTGCGTGCGGAACCGCGCGTTCGGCAGCACCATCACATATCGCCCGACACGAGCCACAGATTCGCGGCGCGCTTGCGCAGCAGCACCGCCGAGTACTGCGCGCGGGTCGTCGGGGTGACCGGCGCCTGCACGGTGACACCGGACGCGCCAACAATGGTGACCTTCCCGGCGCCGAGCTGGTCGACCTCGATGACGGTGCCGACCGGGAACGCGACTGCGGCGTCGGTCGGGATCGTCAGGTTCACCGCCGACGCGCTCGACACCTCGACGGCCTTGTTCGCATCCGTCGCGACGAGCGTGTACGCGCCGGCCTGCGCGTTCACGGTGACGCGCTGCGCGGCGAGCACCGACGTGTCGATCATCGCCTGGATCGCCGGGCCGACGTCGGCGCCGAGTTTCGGCATGGTCACCGCGGCGTCGACGATCTTCGCCGTGGCGACGGTGTTGTCGGTCGGGGTGCGGGTGTCAGACAGCCGCGCGTCGTTGCCCTGCGCGGCGGTACCCGCCGCGGTGCCGTACTGCACCGACAGCGTCCGGTTGGCGGTGAGGTCGCCGCCGCCGGACAGCCCGGTACCGGCCGACACGGTGCGCGTGTTCGGTACGGCGTTGACGATGCGTGAGTCGTTGCCCGCGGCGACCTGCGTCGAGCCGGTGCCGACCGGTAGCCGGGCGACGTCGAGGGTGCCGGCGTTGATGTCTGCCGCCGAATGCTGATGCACCGCCGCGGCCTTGCCTGATAGCCCCGTGTCGAGTTGCCCCTTGGACGCGGCGTGACCCGCGGCGGTTGCGTCGCCGACCGCAACCGTGCCGCCGGTGCCGCGTAGCGCGAGGGTCGTTGCGGTCGCTGCCGAAGTGACCGGCCACGTTCCCTGCACACCGCCCGTCTTGGTGCCGTAGGCGACGTTCGCGGTCGCGACCTCGTCGACCTTCCCATCGAGCGCGGCCGCGACGGCGTTGCTGATCGGCTTGTCGAGGTCCGCAGTGTTGTCGGCGTTGCCGAGTCCGACGTCGCCCTTGCCGAGCACGACGATGCCGACGTACCCGTTCACCGACTGCACCGGCGAATCGGGCAGCAGGAACATCGTCCACGACGACTCGAGTGACGGATCGTCGCCGGCGAGAATGTAGCTACCGCGCCCCGGGTTGCCCGACTGGATCGCCACATCGCCCGGCTGCACGTCGGTGAGCGCCAAACGCTCGGCCGTACTCGCCACGAGACGCCGCTCGATCAACGCCTGAGCCGGGATCTGCGAGATCAGCACCTTGCCGTTGTCGTCGAGGTCGGCCTTGCCCGCGAGACCGGGCACCGTCGGGTTGTCCCACGTGCCACCGAGATCGCCCGTCAGACGTATGCCGCCCTTGACGGTGTCGGTGGCGTTCGGGATGCCCGAGGTGACGACGTCGGCAGCCTCGGCCGCGCTCGCCGCCGCAGCGGTCGCCGAGTCCTGCGCGTCGTCGGCCGACCCCGCCGCCGCTGCCGCTGAGTTGCCCGCTGTGGTCGCAGAACCTTGTGCCGCTGTCTGTGCTGCGACAGCCGCCACGCGCGCGGCGTCGGCGTCATCAGCGGCGGCATCGGCCTGCGTCGCCGACGTCGCGGCCGCGCCCGCCGAGTTCGCGGCGTTCGTCTCGGACGTGTCGGTGTTCGCCTCACTCAACGCGGCGGCGTCGGCGCTGTTGTCGGCGGCGGTCGCCGCTGTCGTCGCGGTGTCCCGGGCAGCCTCGGCGCCGGTGCGCGCGGCCTGCGCGGCATCGCGGGCGCCGACCGCCGTCGTCGCTGCGGTCCCGGCCGTCGACGCGGCAGCCTGCGCAGCATCACGCGCGGTGCCCGCCGCAGTCGCCGAACTCGAGGCGGCGGCCGCCGAGTCGATCGCCTGCTGAATCGCGGGGATCGTGACCGCGTCGGTGCTGCCGTCGTTCATCAGGAACCGCAACTGAGTGCCGACCACCGACACCCCGCCCGGCTGGACACCACGGCCCTGAGGCCCCGGCTCGCCCTGGATCGGCAGCCCGTCACCCTGCGCGGGGAACGTCGCCCCGTTCCACGAGTAGAGCAGCCCATCGTCGACGACGAAGTACCCGGCGCCGCGGTCGTCGCCGGTGAGGTCGGTCGGCAGGTCGTTGTACGTGGCGACGCTGTCGGTGTAGTTGATGCCCTGCCCGTCGCGCCCGGGCACCACCCACGCGGTGAACGGCGCCTTACGCGGGCCGGCCATCACCCGCGGCGCGTGGCGGGTGATGGTGATCGTCGACGGCCCGGTCACTGCCACACCACCATGCCGACAGTCTTGACGTCCGGTTCGGTGTCCGGCGGTACGACCATGCGGATCCGCACCGGCGTGCCGTCGCGCAGCGTGTTGCGCACCGCCGACACCTGCGCGACCGTGCGCTGCACCCGGGCGACGTTGCCGACGATGGTCGCCGTCCACGTCGCCAGCGGCGCCAGCGGGTCAGGCCCGAACACGAACTCGAGCGTCGTGCCGACCGGCGGCGCCCACGGATCGCCGTCGGCCTCGCGCAGCTCGATCTGCTGGTCGAAGATGCCACCGATTTTCAGATAGACGTTTTCCTCGGATGCGGGGTCGCCGAGTGCGCATGTCATGGGCCTGATCCTCTCACTGTGCCGACAGGTTCTCGCCGATCAGCGTGTTCAACTGGTCGGCCGCAGCCGCCCAATCGCCGCCCCACTGGTCGAACCACGCCTGATCCCACGGCATCAGGTACACGCGGCGGGCGCCCTCGATCATCCGCTTGGTGATCATCACCTTGCCGTCGGTGGTGAGCCACCAGTACCCGCCGCCGGCGTCGTGGAACGCGGCGACGTCGTCGGCGGTCACGTACACAGGCTGCTCGTCCTCGAGCTGCTCGTCGTCTGCTGGTGTGGTCATGCTGCGGGCACCGCCTCGACTTGGATGGCACCCCACGGGATGCAATCGTTTCGCCGGTCGAGCGACGACAGCGCCACCGACGACGGGATCGACCCGTGGTTACCGGGTGTTCGGAAGTACCAGCCGTTGAGCAGCTGCCCGGGCCGCGCGGTCACGTTGCTCGGCTGCGGCTTGCACGCGAACGACCTCGTGTCCTGCGCGATACCCGGCGCGATCTGCTGGTGCGCCATGAACAGGATTTGCCCGGGCGTCACCAGCGGCGACGCGAGCGCCATATCGACGCCGACCTCCTGTAGCGACGTGGTGTTCGCGACCCCGTCCTTGATGTTGCCGCTGTCCCACACCTTTTCGATGTTCCCGTTCGCGGGATTGAAGATGCACAGCGCCATGTAATAGGCGTCGACACCGAACAGGCTGGTGTCGTTGCCGACCTTCCACCGCATCCGTTTCGCGTTGCCCCGGCGGTCGACGATGATCGGCGTGTAGTCGACCGGCGCCACCGACTGGAACGTCACCCGCGCCGGTTTGTACTTCGCCGGCACGAGGTCAATGCTGACGTTGATGTTCGGGGTGGCGTTGCTCGTCGACCCGGTGACGTTGCCCGTCGACGTGCTCGCCGACAACGACCCCGACCCGTGCGAGTGACCGCCGCCCGACGACGACACGACATAGGTGGTCAGGTCGTCACGCGAGCACGACGCCATGTCGTCGATGTCGGCGACATAGGCGGGGGTGACCGGCGTCGCCGGTGCGACCGACTCGAGGTCGGCGATCGCCTCCTCGATGTCGGCGAGCTGCCCGCCGAGGTTGTCGAAGAAATCGGCGAGGTCGCCGAGCCCGCCGGTGAGCAGCCCCGTGATCGCCGACACGATATTCGTCACCGCCGAGGTGACCGCAGCGGGAACGTTGAGGAAACCGCCCAGCAGATTGTTGAGCAGCTGATCGCGCACCTGCTCAAGCTCGTCGCGCATGTCTTGGTTCTGCTGCTGCCCGAGCGCATCAGGGTCGACGTCTTGCAGCTGATAGATCGTCGACGCGGTGTAGCCGCGCTGCGGAACAATCGGGGGACTACCCGGCGAGGTCATTACTCATCACCACCTGAGTCGCTGCGGCGCCGACGTCGACGCTCGAGCCGGTCGGTGTCGCCGAGCTGGTCGGCGTTGCGGTCCTTCCAATCGCCCCACTCGGGCGGCGTCGCGCGCGCATCGTTGCCGGGTATGTCCATCTGCCGGGCACGCTCTTTGTCGATCATCACCTGTTCGATGCGCCGCTGCTGCTCGGCGAGCCGCGCCTGATACGTGGCGAGCTGCTCGTCGTCCATGTCCTCAGGGTTGAGCAGCTCGACCGGGCCGGCCTCGTCCATGACCGCCTGCGCGTCGGCGCGCACCTGCTCGGCGTCGATCGCCCACGACAGCCAGAACTGTCCGCCGCCGCCCATCGGCAGGTCGTCGCCGGTCGGGTTGGCGAGCCGGTACTTGCTCGCCTCGATGACGATCGGCACGCCGCGTTCGTTCACGACCGGGTCGCCGTTGTCGTCGACGAGGTGCGCCCGACGGCCGGGCGGCAGCGGCGCCGGCAGCCCGGGGTACAGGTTCTCGAACACGTGGATGCACGCGGCCTGTTTCATCTCGGTAGGCCAGTTGATCGGCGGTATCTCGACGCCGGGCATGTCGGGTGCGGCGAGCGGGATCGCGGTGAACGTGTCGAGCATCGGATGCCTGCGGTCGAGCGCGAGCACGACACCGTTGTCGTCGCGAATCAGTCCGCGCCGCCGCTGATTCCCTCGTCGAGCCATGTCGTTCCTTCCATCGGTGGGTGGTCGTCACCAGTATCTACGCCGACACACCGATCGCCTGCATGATGTCTTTTACGGCCGCGATCTGCCGCGACAGGATCGCGCCGGGGGTGTCCTCGACGACGCCGTCACCGATCGTGATGGTGTCCTTGGGATCCTGGGTGCGGTTCCACTCGGTGTCGATGTTGTACACGTAGTCGGTGTGCAGCCTGCCGGTGCGCCCGATCTCGGCATTGACGCGGTCACCGATGTCGAAGTGCGCGCCCGGGTAGTACGGCCGCCCGGGCATGACGGTGACCTCGAAGACGCGGTACGCGCGTGACCGGAAGAACCCGACACGCACCGCCTGGATCGCCGAGATCAGCGACCCGTTGCCGCCCGAGGCTTCCCAGTACTCGCCGAACGGCGGCCCCCACGCACCCATTTTCGCGACCCGCGGGGGGTTGGGTATTCGGTGGAACGCCAGCACGACGTCGGTGACTTGGTCCTCGAATATGCCGAGGCCCAGCGCGGGGTTGCCGATCAGCATCCCGAGGTAACCCAGCGCCGCGTTGAGTAGCAGCTTGATGCCGGCGTTGACCCACTCCGGGGATTTGCCGCCGGTCACCACGCTCGAGGCGGTCGCCTTGTTGGTGATCTGCCGATACGTTTCGACGCTGCCCTGCCCGAACGTGCTGCGCGCGTTGCGGAACGTCACCCACGGGCTGGTGCGGGTCGTGCCGAGGAACCCTGCCACCGAGTACTCGGGCGAGTCGACCGGCGCGACCTCGGTCACCACCTCGTTGATCAGGTCGTCGGCGACCGTCGACACGAGCTGCGCGAGCCCGTCGAGCAGGGTGCCGGTCGGCCCGACATAGCCGCTCTTGTTCTTGACGTCGAACACGAGCGTCGGCTTGGTGAGGGTGTAGTGCGACGGCGCCGGCTGCGGCATACCCGGGAACCACCGGTAACAATCGAGGTGCAGCCCCGCGTCTTTCAGCGTCGGCAGCACCACATCGTAGAAATTGCCGAACCTCGTCGCCAGGACACACCACATCGACGTGTCGGTGAGAAACGGTTTCGGCACAACAACTATCGGCCAGTTCGCGGGGTTGAAGTTGGCGAGCCACGAGCCCGGGTCGAACAGGTTGTCAGAGAACGTCCACGGCAGCGCGAACCGGCGCAGCAGGTTGAGGAACAGCAGCGAGGTGATACCGGTCTGCGCGGGGCCACCGTACGCCCAGATCTTGGGCCACTGGAACTCTGCGGGGAAGAACGGATTAGCGAAGCACACAACCTTTTTCGCGTGCTCGAACTCGTGCACGATCTTCAGTTCGATGTACTCGAACCCGTCCGAGTTGCATTCGTCGATGACCTTCGTCACCTTGCCGGTCCACTCGTAGAACGCGAACTGGATCCGGACGTGCAGGTCCTCCCACTCGCCGAGCTCGTCGATCACGAAGTCGTACACGCTGTCGTTGCCGAAGATGCGCAGGTTGCCCTCGCCGGTGTCGTTCAGTTTCCGGCCGACCTTGCACGCCGTCTCGTTGAACACGGGTATGTTCGCGTCCCAGTTCTTGTCGTACACAATGACGTTCGGGCGCTTGCGGGCTGACATCGTCCAGTCCATGAACGACATCTCGAGGTCGCGGCGCGCCTCGGTGGGCGTCATCAGCGGGGGCATCAGTGACTCACCGCCTGCGCGACGAGCGGCAGCTGCCCGCCGATCGGACGATCCCACCGGCGCGGGATCGTGAGCATCATCCGCGACCCGGCGTGCCCGCCCTGTAGCCGCACCTTGACCGTCCGCGTATCAGGGGTGTTCGGCATCAGAGGTTTGGTGAACACACCGTTGCCCTTCATCGACATACGCGCCCAATCCTGTGCGGGTACCTTCGTCCACAGTTGCGGCTTAGTCGGATTCGTTTGCAGCCAGAACGTTTTCGCCGCACCCGACAGCGGCGGGATCTTGATCAACGTCCCCGAGTCGCCATCCGGAAACGACCACGTCTCGGTAGCGGAAGTCAACTCGCCCGAGTTCCACTCGGCCCACCCGAACTGATCCGTCGGATTCGACCACGGCACGTCGATCTCGTACACACCGCCGCCGACAGCGGTCATGTACGGCAGCCCCGCGCCCTGATTGTCGCGGGTGAACTCGAACGTGTACGGCGCCGAGAACCAGAACGGATCCCACGCGAGCAGCTCGACCGGCCACGCCATCGTGAGCCGACGGCCGTGCACCTCCTCGGTGTCGTCGACAGGCTCCTTGAGCAGCCGGATCCGCAGCTCCCGCCACCCGTGCGGCGGCGGGAAGTACAGCCGCAGAAAACAGTCGTAGTCGGTGTGCAGCACCGACCACAGCAGCGTTTCGATGTTGCGGTACTCGTCGAACGTCTTGGCGTAGGTGATGAGCGTCGCCTTGGGTCGGCGCTCGTTCTTACGCGGCATCGCCGACGGCGTCGCCCCCTCCTGATACGCCCACTGCTCGAGCGGCGTCTCGGTCGGCACCTTCCACAGACCAGACAGTTTCGACCCGAGCGTCACGCCCTGCGGGCCGCGCGGCGTGTCGGCCGACAGAATGTCGATCTTGTACAGGTCGGTGTGCCCGTACCGATCCCGCAGGATCAGCGACGCCGCGCGCCGTTCGTCGTGAACACCAGCGATCATGTCAGCCCTGCCTGTACGTCTCGGTGACCGCGGTCATGCCCTCGAGCATCTTGTCGCGATTGTCCTTGCCGCTGGTGCCGTAGTTGTTCACGGTGTCAGCGTATTTGACCGTCGCCGGTGCGGGCTTAGGCTGCTCGTTGAGGTACTTGATCAGCCCGTCGATCGCCTGCTTGAACAGTGCATCAGCACCGATCGGGGCGAGCAGCCCGCCCACCTCTTCGTTGATCGCGCCGAGCGCCCAATCGCGCGCCTGCGTACCGAAGTCCTGTTCACGTGCCCACATATCCGCGCGTGCCTGCCCGAACGGCATCGACGACGAGCCGCTACCCGTCCCGGTCCCGGCGCCCGTCGTCATCGGTGCCGCAGCGGGCGGCGGGGTCGGTGTCGTCGGCGGGGTGCCGCCGCCGAGGTCCGGCGGCGGTGTCGCGGTCGTCGACGTCGTCGTCGTGGTGGTCGTCGACGACGGCGCCGGTGCGGCCGGTTTCGGCGCCTTGGCTGCGGCCGCGTCAGCGATGCGGCGAGCCTCGGCCTGCTGCGACTGGATCTCGGTCAGGTACGCCTGACGTCCACCCGAGTACGCCGACTCAGCCGACGAGATCCCGGGCGCCTGTTGCAGCCAAAAGATGTTTTTCCACATGTCCTTTGACGCGCCCGGACCTTTGCGTTTGGTGTCCATCCGGTCGAAGAACGCGGCGATGTTTTTGTTCGGGTCGTCGCGGCCCGGGTAGCTGGTGTCCTGCTGATAGATGCCGTGCCACGCGCCGCCGCCGCCGATCGCGTCGGGCCGCAGCCCCGACTCCTGCAACCCGGTCGAGATCAGTTTGACGGCGTCCTCGTGCGAATAGCCGCGCTTGCGTGCCTCCCAGTAGATCGCCTCGCCGACCTCCTGCTTGCTCGACCCACGGGTGAGCTTGCCGATACCCGCACCCGCCGGTACCGCCGACCCACCAGCGGGCGCAGCAGCTGCGGGCGCACCGCCGCCGAGTCCCGCGTCGACACCCATCGGCGTGGCGCCCAGCCCGCCGCCACCGCCACCGATCGACGCCGGCCAGTTCTCGACCCACACCGGCACGACGTTGGCCTTGGACGCCTCGTCAGCGCTGTTGTACTTGCTGCCGCCGCCCGAGTTGCCCCACGACGAGCTGCCACCCGACGAGCTGCCGATACCCGAGCCGATCGGGGTGCTGCTCGAGCCGCCCGGGCTGCCACCCAGCGACGCACCCGCAGCACCGCCCGGGGTGTCGTCGATGCCTTTCGTGCCCTGCGGCGTGCCGCCGAGCGAGTACGACTGCCGGGTGTGCACGTGATCCTGATGCCCCGACCAGTCGGCCGCGTAGTAGCCGGGCTGCGACGTGCCCGGCCCGACGAGCTGCCCGTCGGCCACACCGATGCGCTCGCCAGTGTTCGGATTCATCCAAATGACCTGCTCGAGGTCACCCTTGATCGACCGGAAATACTCGGCGAGCCGCTGCATCGCTGGCACCGGCCCCGACCAGTCGATGCCCTTATTCTTCCCGGACTTCTCCTGATGCCCCGCGTACGTCGATGCCTTGACCCCGAACCGCTGCTCGATCTCACGCACCCACGGCGGGAACCGATCTGACTGCCCGTAGCTGATGCTCGTGCCGACGGGCAGCCCGTACGGTTCGCGACCGGCGGCGAGTCCACCCTCGGCGAACCCGGGCACCATCGCCTCGAACAGGCCACGCGGCGGCTGCCATCCACCACGGATCGCCTCGAGTAGTGGCAGCGTCGCGGGGGTGACCGCTGCGGCCGGTTCGATGAACTCGCCGTTGGATATGCGGGCGAGGATGCTGTCGCTGGTGCCGGTGCCCGGGCCGTGAACCTTGCCGCCGGTGCGCATCAGCGGAATGTCGGGCACGTCGAATCCCTTGCCGCCAATACCGGGCACCCAGTCGGGCGCGCGGAACGACAGCTTGCCGACGGTGTTGTTCCACAGGTTGGCGATCGCGTTAAACACGGTGCGCGCCGACTCGCGAATCGGTTCCCAGATAGCCGACGCGAACTGCTTGATTTTGCCAGGCAGGTTGCGGAAGAAATCGACTACGGCGGTGAACTTTTCGACGACCCAATCGCGCGCCTGCGTCACTTTCTCGTTGATGGTGCGCGCGAGGTCGCCGAAGAATCCGCCGAGCACCTGTAGCCCGAGCTTGAACTCGGCGAACTTCTGCGAGATGAAACCCCATGCGGCAGAGATGATTCCCTTGATGGCGTCGAATGCGGGCATGACCGCGTTGTTCCACAGCCACATCACAATCGAGCCGATCAGCTTGATGTATGCGACCCACGCCTGGAACGCGACCTTTATCACGGACCACGCGAGCTGTATCGCGCCGCCGATGAATCGGAATGCGGGGCCGATCGCGTTGTTCCACAACCACTGTGCGGTGGCGCCGAGCGCCCGGAAACCGGCCTCAATGTACGGGTAGACCGCATCCCATGCGGCCTTAATCGCGTTCCACACAACCGAGAACGTCGCCTTAATCGAGTTCCAAATCTTGTCCCAGAGTTGGCGCCCCACTTCGGTTTTGGTGAAGAACAGGTACAGGCCGGCGGCGAGCGCGGCGATACCGGCGATGATCGCGCCGATGGGCGACGCGATGAACGCGAGGTTGAGCAGCAGCCACGCGATGCGCACCGCGGCGATGATGGTCTGCACCATCTTGAAGACCTTGAATGCGCCGTACGCGACGAGCACGCCAGCGGCGAGCGCACCGATCGCGGTCGTAAACGGTTGCAGCATCTGCAATATGCCGAGCACGACGGGCATCACAGCGGTCAGCGCGTTCGCCAGCAGTACCACCACCGGCACGAGCACCTGTAGCGCGGCGCCGAGCATCCCGCCGAGCATCGACGCGAGCTGCGCGATGACCGGCCCGAGCGCGACGAACAGCTCGGCGATCGGCTGCACCGCAGGCATAAGCGCCTGCAAGATCGTGATCAGCGAGTTACCGACGGTGACCAGAACAGGCCCGAGGGCCTGCGCGAGCGCACCGATGACCGGCCCAGCGAGCTGCACGAACGTCGCGATCAGCTGCCCCAGCACCGGCATGACCGGCCCGAGCGCCGACGCGATCGCCGATATGGCGGCGCCGAGCGGCCCCATCGCGGGGGCGAGCGCGGCGATGCCCTGCCCGATGTTCGCGACCAGCTCGGACACCGCAGGCCCGATAGCGGTGATCAGCCCGGCGAGCGCGGGCGCAACCTGCCCGCCGATGATGCCGGCGACCTGCAACAGGATCGGCATGACGACACCCATGGCCTGCGCGGTAGACGCGAAGAACGACTGTAGGGCGCCCGCGCCCGGCCCGTTCACCCACGCGTTGATCGACTCGAGGCTGGTCATCAGCGACCCGAGGAACTGCCCGTCACCGGCCGCTGACGCGGCGCGGAACACGCCGCCGATGATGCCGCCGAGTTCGCCGAGCACCGCGCCGAGCTGCCGGGCGACGTCGACGGCGCGCTGGAAGAACGCCTGCATCTGCCCGGTTTCCTGCGCGCGCACGAGGAACTCGGACAGCGACCGCGCCGCACCAGCGATACCGTCGGTCATCGGCCCGAACACCTGCGCCGACCCCGCCCCGATCGCGAGGATGCCGGGCACGATGTTGCCGAGCGCAGACCCGAAATTGCCTGCAATGTTTGATGATTCGGCGAGGAACGTTTTGACGACGGTAGCGCCGCGCACCGAGTTGATGAACCCGAGCGCCGACTTGGCGCCCTCGTTGAAGCCGTCGACGACGGTGAGCATCGCGTCGCGTACCGGCCCGAGCAGCTTCTGTAGCTGCTCGATCTGCGGGGCCAGCCCTGAGAACATCGCGTCTTGAACCTTGAGGCCCACAACGGATTTGAACTCTTTACCGAGTGACTGCATCGCGAGCACCGACTTTTGTGCCTGCGGTGACAGTTTCGCTAGAGCCTCGTTGAACTTCTCCGCGTCGGCCGGGTCAAACGCCGACTTGAGTGCATCGCCGACACCCGAGAATGCTGTCTTGAGCGCGGCGACCGCGACGAGCATCGCGCCCATGCCGGCGGCGAACGCGCCCGCACCGGCGACCGCCGCCGACGCGAGGGCAGCGCCGAGCGCAGCGACGACCGGCATCATCCCGCCGAGCGCGATCGTCGCCGCACCTGCAATGCTCGTCCACTTCGTGAACGTGCCGATCACGCCGAGCACCGACCCGCCGAGCCCGCCGATCGACTTCGCTGCCCGCACCGCCGAGTTGGCGTCGACATCGACCCGCGTCGACGTGCGGCGCGGCAGCGACCGCAACAGCAGGTTGAGTCGCTCGACCTCGGCCATGCCGTTCACGGTCACGTTGATGACCAGATTGACGTTATCGCCGACCCGGTTGAGCCTGCGCAGCGCCGACGCCATCGCGGTCACGTCCGCGGTACTCGCGCCGACCATCTGCACCGACACCAGCGCGTCGACGTTGCCGACCTGTTGCAGCCGGGTGAGGGCAGTCGTCAGGCGCCGTATGTCGGTCGGTTCCATGCCGGTGTGGGTGACCGCGATACGGATCGCGAGGTTCTTCGGGATCTCGTCGAGCGACTGTTTGATGCGGCTGGTCGCGGCGTCGGTCGCGGCCATCATCCGAGTGAGCGCGACCGCCCACGATTTCTGTACCGAGCTGCTGTGTCGGGCGGCGGCGATGTCGATCTTGCCCATGGCCTTGGTAAACCCGGTCGCCATCCGGTCGAACGACTGCCGGGTCGCGACCTCGAGCTTGGCGAAGTTCTTCCGCACCTCACGGGCGGCCTGCGCCGACGCCCGCTCGAGCCGGTCCCGCAGCTCACCCTCGACGTTGTCCCAGTTGAGGGTTACGTCGACTGAGCTTTCGGCCCACTCACCGCCGCCTGCCGTCACCGCTGCCCGCCTATCGCTCGTCGCGCCGACAACGTGCCGGCCGATCAGTGCGGGGGCAGTCCGCGGGGATCGTTCGTATCAGGTGACAGGGTATCCGAGCTAGGCATCGTGATCGTTGCACCTCGCGACGCCTGCGCGGGGGCGTTGTTGCGTTTCATCTTCGCCATCTGCTCAGCCATCGAGTCCGTCGACGCCGACTCGACCACGACGTCCTCACGACGGTAGCGGCGGATCTCGCGCAGCGGCGGCGTCTCGACCTTGCGTGTCCACCGCTTGAGCTGCTCGTCGTCGCCGGTGTGCCACGACCGGATGAGTGCGTACACCGCGGTCGTCGCCCGCTGCATCGGCATCGACAGCACGTCGAGCCCGCGTAGCTGCATCTCACCATCGACGAGTGTCCATGACCCGTACGCCTGCTGCCACACTCGTTGCGCCACCCAGCGCGGCACACCGATGTGCGTCTCGAACAGCCGGTCAGCGATCGAATCGAGCACGGCGAGGGTGATCTGCGCGCCCGGCTCGACGATCGCCCGTATCAGCTGCCACGAGCTGCTGTCGTCGCACATCGCGAGCACCGAGTACAGCCCGCCTCGCGGGTCGCCCTCGTCGATCAGCAGCGGTATCACGAGGCTGCGAGTGTCGGGGATCCGCGTAGACAGAACCGCGCCGTCGAGAACGAATCCCGACGGCGCGTCTGTCCACGGCGGTGCGAGCGCCACCGGCTGCTACTTGCGGCGGGCGGCGGCTCGCCGAGCGGCACGGTTCTGCTGCTCGGCCTTCTGGATCTCGGCGAACTTGGACGCCGCGAAGTCGTCGCCCCACATGCGCAGCACGGCGCCGACGACGTTGCCGTACAGGGCGTCGTCGAAGTTGTTGGCCTTGTCGGTGACCCGCGATTGCAGGTACATGAGACCGCCGGCGTCGATCGATTGCTGCACGAGGGTGATCATCGCGTTCGTGCGGGTGCGTGGGTCGTCGGACAACAGCTGATTCATGTACAGCGTCATCGCGGAATCCGACGGCCGCTCGAGCCAGAACTTGTTTCCGTCCATCATGAACGCGACCCGCTCGAGTTCGCGATCCTCGCCGGTGTCGGTCGAGAACCGCAGTTCTTCGGGGATCGAGTCGATGTCGACGTCGCTCGCCGAGGACAGTTCGGCGGCCGGGCTGCGGCTGTCCTCCTGCCGCAGCTTGTGCAGGTCGCGCATATCGACGCGCGTCATGCCGGTCGTGTCGATCTCGGGGTACTGCTCGGCCATGAACTTGCGCCACGTCGCAACCGATGCGGTGGCCTTGGGTGCTGCTGCCATGATGGGTGACCTTTCGAGGTTCGCTGCACGTCGGGTGGTCGCGGCGCCGGGCTGCCAACCGTCCGGATGACTCCCGGTCGCTACTTCCCGCCGCTACTGCGACGGGCACTGATCAGCGTAGACGGTCGACGCGCCCCATCACTTCAACGAGCGCATCAACGAGGAACGGGTTTGGTTTCACGCCCTTGACCGACTTGGCGAACACCCACGGCGCGTCACGCCCACGGCGGCGGCCGCTCGACCCCTTGACTTGGAACTTCAGCACCTCGCGGGTCACCGGCACGATCGGGGTGCCCTGCGGCCCGTAAATGCCGGTGCCCTCGTGCAGATACCGCGCATAAGGCAGCGCCGACCCGATCGTCACCCGCGTCGAGTTCGGCCCGACGTCGACGACGTACTCGATCGAATTGCGCAGCGCACCCGAGTCGACCGGCGCCCGCCGACGCGCGGCGTTCTGCACGCGCCGGCCGACCCGATCGCCCCAGATTTCGCCGAGACGAGCCTTGTCACGGGCGATCTGCCCGTGATTAATCCGTACCGTCACCGGCGCCGCCGTCGGTACCGTCAACACCGGAATCGGTGGCGGCGTCGGCGCCCTCAGGTGCGGGTGCCGGCGTCGCCGTGGTGCCGTTCTCGATGAACCGGTCGTACGCCTCGAGCAGCTCGATGCGCGTCTTGCCCTCGGTGCCGCCCTCGATGTGCACGTGCTCGGCGAGGTACTCGGCCCAATCGTCACGCGAGGCGTTGCGTTTCGGCGGCTCGGGCAGATCACCCGGGCGCACCGGCAGCGCCTTGTCGCCGTCGTCGACGACGATGCTCTCGTCGGTGACCGCGTCGTCGACGATCGCCACCCGGCCCCGCTTGATCAGCCCGTTGACGTAGTCGCTGCGCTCGACCGTCACGACGTCACCCGCCCGCAACCGGCCGACCGACTGCTGCGCCTTAATCGTCACCTCTGCCATGTCCCTGCTCACTTCCGCGGATCACCCGACAGCTTGGTCGCCGCCTCGTCGGTCATCCGTCCGAGTTCAGTATCGACCATCAGATCCCACTCGACGCCGTACGCGCCACCGGATCGGGGCGCCATCCGCATGGCACCCAGCTGCACCTGCTCACGATCGACGTCGATGTCGTCCCACGCCGCGCCGATGATCGCCCGCCGCAGCGCCTCGGCGTCGTCGAGTAGGTCACGGGCAGCCGAGTCGAGCGCGACCGGCTTGACTGCATCCGCCGGGCGCGAGTTGCGCTGGTCGTACGTCGGGTCGCACCGGTACACGCCGAGCGTGATCGACACCCGCCACTCCGGCGCGCAGGCTTTCGCAGTAGCCGCTCGTTTGTCCCGTGCGGGCCTGGGAACGATTGAGGTGACCGTCGCCCACAGTTGCCCGCAAAACTCGCCCACGGGCCGATCTGGCGACACGAACACCCGGTCGATGCCGCCGGCGCGGGTCGTTGCGACCTCGGCCTGCGCCCGCTCGAGCACGAACAGCGCCACCGAGTACGGGCTGCACCCCTTGATCGTCACGCGTCACTCTCCAATCGGGTCGCCACCCGTGGCCCGACGACGCGGGCCGGGGCAGACAGTCGGCGAGGATTGACCGACAGCAGCCATTGGTCGACGTCCTCGATACCGGTCATGCCCTCGGTGAAGTAGGCGCGCGGGTCGAGTTCCACCGACAGGCCGTTACGCGACGCCGACACCACGCCTCGAGGTAGGCGGCACTCGCGACCCTCGCGCGACTTGATCCACTCGACGGCGAGGATCCCGGCCGCGAACTGACCCGCCTCGGGCGGCATGATGCCGCGCCGGTACCTGACGACGAACGCGCCGACCGCATCGGCGGGTGCGTTGAGGTTCTGCCGCGTCGGCCACCCCGACCCGTCGAGGCGCCGCACCCACCGCCGGTCACGCACTGTGTACGCCGACGTCGGCAGCACCTGCCCGTCGATGCTGATCTTGGTGATGTCGTGGATAGGGCCATCAAGCGCGAGGTCGGCGACCGTCTGGTGTCGACAGTCGTCGACGCCGCAGCCGCAGCCGCGGGCGGCGCTGATCGTTGCGCTGATGCTGCCGAGCACCACGCCACCGGCGGCGAACACCCCCGAGCGGGGATCGCCGTACGTGCTGCCCCGGCGAGGCGGCCGATGGCATGGCCGCACGACGTCGGTGTGCAGCCCGAAGATGCGGCCCGACAGCGCCCACAGGATCGTGGTCGCCCACAGTTCGGCCTGCGCCTGCAAGTCGGGATCGACCGTTGCCCAGAACTCGGCGTCATCAGCGGGGATGATCACCGGCCACTCGATTTGTGCCATGGCATCGATCGTCTCACGACGAAACGCCGCCCGACCGGCAGCCGACCAGTCGAACGGCGTTTCGCAACCACCCGCGTCGGCAGCGAACCACGCGGAACATGAGACGAGGCAGCGGTACCGAGAGGGGATGACGGTACCGCTGCCTCGAGTTGGGGACTACGCGAGCGCGATCGCGCCGTCAGTCGGCGCCGGCGGCGCCACCTGCACCGTGATCGGCAGGTAGTGGTCGAGCTCGGTCAGCGCCTCGGGCAGCTTCGCCGCGACCGGGGTCGCCGCATCGTTCAACGCGACGTTGTACGGGCCGGTGCCCCAACCCGTGCCGTCCTTCGTGATGGCGTTGCCGAGGGTGAACTCGGCGGTTTCCTCGCCGAGCGACAGCTCGTCGAGCCGGGCCTGCCCGATGAACGGAAACAGGTGGTACCCGTACCGCTTGCCGCCCACACCGCACGCGGTGCCGGGGTTGTCCGACCACACCTCGAGCGCGAAATGCGTTTCGACGGTCGAGTACCGGCCGAACTTGACGCCCACCGCGTTGCCGGCGGCGTCTTCGTAGATCGGGTTACCGGTGACCATCTCCCACGCCTCGGGGTCGACACCGCAGAACTGGATCCCTAGCGTGAAGTACTTGAACTTGTCGGGCTGCCGGTCGATGAAACAGAAATCGCCGTTGCCGTTCTTGGGCGCGTTCTCCGTGCCGTCCTCGTACTCCGCAGACACGTCGACGGTGACGAGCCCCTCGGTGACGAGGGTCGACTTGGCGCCGACGACCGGCACCCCGCACTCGTCGATGCGGGTCAGTCGCATGACCTTCGCGCGGACTGAACCCCATGGAACGTTGACCATAGCTTGCTGCCTCTCAGGGTTGGTGATGATCTCGCCCGGCCCCTAGCCAGCAGCAATGTGCTAGGTGCGAGTGTAGCCCGCACCCCGTTCGGTGGGCTGTTACTCGCCCGTCGTGCGTCGGTCGTACTCGGCGATCAGCTCGCCGCGCTTCATGCCGTCGACGTCGATGTCGTCGTACCGAGCCGACATGTACGCGGCCCAATCGGCGGTCGAGTCATTGCGGTCGGGCAGCGGCGGCAGCTCGTCGGGCGTGCCCTCGGTGACGTCGATCGTGTCGGCGTCAGCGGCCGCACCGGCAGCAGTCTGCGCATCCGCTGCGTCGGCGGCGGTATCGATGACCGGCTCGCCACCGATCAGCGGGGCACCCTCCGCAGGGGTCGTCGGATCGTTGCCCTGCGACTCCGACTGCTCGACCTCACCCTTGTCGCCCTCGCCGTCGACGAACTTCTGATACACCTCGTCGGGCACCTCGAACGCCGGCAACGGCCCCGCCGTCACCCGCCGGACGAGTTCGACCTGCGCGCCCGCAGCCCGCAGCAGCTTCGTGGCGATACGCGCCGCATCCTTGCGATCCTTCGCGATGATCGTCGGCATGATTCTGATCCTCTCTACAGTGCGACCAGCGCGGCGCCGGCCAGGTCATCGAACGTGACCAGATAGTCGCGGGTCACGATCGCGGTGCCGATGTTCGTGCCCGGCTCGAACCACGCCGACCCCGCATCGGTGAGCGCCTCGAGCGGGGTGCGGTAGGTGGTGACGTCGCCGGTCGCAGCGATCCACACCTGCCCGGCGGCGGGCGCCTGATCGGCGGGACCGGTGCCCGGGTAGTTGCCGAACACGATCGGCGTGCCCAACTTGGTGCGCGCCGTCTGCCCATCAGCCACCCACAGGTTCAGCTCACCGGCCCGGGCGGCGAGCCACCGCGGCAGGTGCAGCACGCCGACCGACGCGTACTCGACGTTGAGCCACGCCTCAAGGCGGCCAATGGCGAGTGCCAGCGGGGTGGCGGTGCCGACGACGGTTTCGGTGTCGGCCGACATGATCGCCGGGTTGGCGGTCGTCCACAGACGTTCCTCGACGAACGGCACGTCACCCGAGCCGAGCGCGGTGATCGCCCGCGACCGCAGCTCGTCCTCGGTGATGCCCAGCGCCCGACACTGCACCCCCGAGTGCACCTGGAATGCGTCGCCGATGCCGGCGGGGAACCCTGCGGGAATGTCGCGCGGCGCGAAGTCGGCCCAATCCTCGAGGCACTCGAGTTCGGTCGCCGCGACGTACGGCTTGACCGGCGGCCAGTACTCGATGCCGCCGACCCAGTGCGGATCCTCGACGGGCTGCTCGGACACAGACAGCAGGTTGTAGCGGGGTGCGACGAGCCGATGCTGCCGCTCGACGAACATGCGCACCGGGTCACCGGTGCCGGTCTGATACATCGTCATCGGGGTGAGCTCCTATCGAAACGGGTGAGGCACCCGCACGACGCGGGTCGCATCGTGGGGTGCCTCACCGGTCGGTGTTTGGTTATCCGATCAGGGTCACGGGGTCGGGACGATGATCTTGCCGTTGCCGTCGAGGTTGCGGGCGGCACCGGTCGCACCGTTCACCAGGACCGGCAGGACCGCGACGCTGCCACGGTAGGCGCGCCACGCGACCGCGAGCGACTCCTCCATGAACAGCCGCAGGAACTGGTTGGTCTTGAGGCCCACCGAGTCGTACACGGCCTCGAGGTTGATGAGCTCGTCGCGGCCGCGAACGATGGTGCCCTCGGGGTAGACCAGCGCCCGCACGTTCGTCGGGTAGGTGTTCGGGGTGGCGTTCTGCCCGACGCCAGTGCCCGGGTTGACCGCGCCGCCCGGCTTGAGCGGGTCGCCGATGAGGGCGTCCTGCCAGTCGTACACCCACTCGATGGTGACGCCGCGCTTGTTGAAGTGCGCCGCGATCTCTTCGTCGGACACCTCGAACGCGTTCGCCACGCCGGTGCGCAGCGCGTAGTCGGCGCGGAACACCGCCTTGTACCAGATCGGCAGCACGACCTTGAACCGCATTCCCTCGGACGCGCGGAACCGGTACCGCTCGTTGGTGACGAGCCACTCGATCGCGTTGAGCGACGCACCCGACACCGACGGCCCGAACGTGCCGGTGAAATCAACCTTGTTGTGCGCGTTGAAATACGCCTCGGTGCGGGCGATCGTGATCGCGTTGATGCGGTGGATATGCGCGGCGATCAGCTCGCTGATCTGCGCCTCGACCTCTTCGGGGTAGGCGTGGTTCTGCAGGATGCCGGCGGTCGCGCCGGTGTACACGGCGTCGGCGCGGATCTCGACGAAGTCCGGGCAGGTCAGGTCATAGAACTGCTTGGTGTAGTCCTCTTCGTCTTCCGACTCGGCCATCGCCTCGGTGTAGACGCGGGCGCCCATGCCGGTCGCGTAGATCTCACCGAAGTCGATCTGGCGGCGGAACCGCAGACCACCGCGCGACATCTGCACCTCGGGCAGGTCGAGGATGCCGGTGGTGGTGTCGGTCAGGCTGTTCGGAATGTCGTACAGCACCTGCGACGGGGAACACCAGCCGCCGGGCGCACCGGCGGCGGTCAGCGACATCGGGGTGAGCTTGCCGCCCGGCAGCCGCTTGACGTCGACCGCGGCGCGCATCGCCGACATGTCGTCGTTCTTGCCGGACGCGACCAGCTCGTCGGGGAACTGGACGTGCAACGTCGCGATGTCGGCCTTGGTGGTCGCGCGAACACCCTTGGTCGGCAGACCCTTGATCTTCGCCGACGCCGCCGCCGCGAGTTCGGTGATACCGGCGAGTTCCTGCCCGCCCTCGTGGCCGCGCACACCCGACGCGGTCAGGATCTTGAGCGCCGACTCCTGCGCCTCGGGCTCGACCTTCACGGGCTTCTGCGGCTTGCGCACGCTGCGGGTCGAGAACCGGCGCGGAGCGCCACCGGCGGTGACCATCTCGGCGGCCGGCTCGGCGTCGGCTGCCGCGTTCGGTGCGCCGCCGTCGCCGCCGTCGCCGCCCTCGGGTGCGGGGTCGGACTCGACGACCGCGGGGTCGCCGTCGGCGACGGCCGGGTCACCCTCGGGGGTCTGCTCACCCTCGGGTGCCGGCTCGGACTGCCCGGCCACCGCAGCGGCCCGGTCAGCGAGCTCGGCGAGCTTCTGCGCCTTGGCGGCGTCAGCGGCGTCGAGGTCGTTGCGGGTGTCACCGAGCGTCTCGAGAGCATCGGCGAGCAGCTCGAGCCCGAACACGTCGTCGTCGGTGCTCGGGTTGGAATCCCGCAGTGTGTTGAACGAATCGAGCGCCTCGTCGAGCAGCTTGTCGAGGTCGCCGCGCTCGACCTCGGCGAGGGCTTCCTTGATCTTCGCCTTGCGCTCGTCGACCGACAGAACCGCGCCGTTGGCGCCGGGGGTCTGCGCGGCCTGGATCAGGCTTTCGAGAGTGACACTCATCGCTGTGCACCTTCCGGGGGTGGGTTGTTTTCCGATCTCATCCGGTCCACCCGGCCCCTAGCCAGCGATGTTGTCCCGCTAGTCGCCTACTGTAGCGCGTCACCCGCAGGTCAGCGCGTAACCTTCCGCCAGATCGAATCGGGTGCGTCTTTGCGCAACTCACGCACCTCGTCCTCGGTGAGCACCCGTTTGATCGTGCCGTCGGCGAACTCGACCTCGAAGATGACCGTTTTCTGACGCCGACAGTTGCAGCCCATCAGCCACCGATCCCGTCGTAGTAGCGTTGCCGCCGCTCGGCCCGCTCGATCGCCGCCTGTTCGGTCTCCCACTCGCAGCAGCGCCGCGCCCGCTCGGCCGCGCGGTGCCGCCGCACATGGTCGGTGATGATCTCGGCGACGCGTACCGGGATCAGGAACGGGCCAGCGATCAGCCACGTCACAGCGTCACGCCTGCGGAGTACGCCGCCACTGTTTGCCATCGGTTTCGGTCCCATCTGAGTAGCGGGCGACGCCGGTATCGCCGTCGTATTCGACGAGGTCGCCGCCCTCGGCGCCCTTGAGTGGCGACTGATCCTCAAGCATCGTGGTGCCGTCGAATCCCATATCGGGCAGCACCGGCGATCGCGCCCACGACTTGCCCGACGTCTCGGTGCCGTCGTCGTAGTAGGCGGTGCCGTTCTCGAACTTGACGAGCCGGCCGCCATCAGCGCCGGTGTCGGGGGCCTGATCCTCGAGCAGCTCGGTGCCCGGCTCGCCGCCCTTGCGCGCGGGTCCGCTGTCGATCGATGCATCCGGCGCCTCGAGGTCGGACGGCGTCGACGTGTCCGGCTCGTTCGACGACGTCACCGACCACGACCGGCCGTCGGTCGAGCTGCCGTCGTCGTACGTGGCGACGCCCGTGTCGCCGTTGTAGTCGACCAGCGCACCGCCGAACGCGCCCGTGTCCGGCGACTCATCCTCGAGCATCTGCCCCGCGGTGCCCGACTTGCGTGGCGGCGGCGCGTCGGCAGGCACCTCACGCGGACCGGGCGCCGACACAGGCGCAGGCGGTGGCGGGGTCGGGGTCGGCCGTGCCGCGACCGGCGGTGTCGACGGCGCCCGTTTGCGTTCGGCAGCCTTATTCTCGACCGGTCGCGGCGGGGTCACCGAGTTGTCGGCCTTGCGTTCGGTGTGCGCCGGTGGCGTCTCGGCGCGCTTGCCGAAAATGGCCTCCCCGACAGCGGTCGCCATGTTCGTCACGTCACGCTGCACGCCTTTCGCGGTGTCGTCGACGACCTGCACGGCGTCGTCGACACCCTGCCCGATCACGTCACCGATCGATACGCCGTACTTGTCGGCGCCCTCCTGGGTCTGCGCCCGACGTTTCCCACCGGCGGCGTGCAGGTTCTGCATCCGATCGAACTCGCTCTCGACGGTGTCGCCGAACTGCTGCGCGCCGAACGCCTCGCCGTTCATCGACTCGGGCACCTCGGTGGCGTGCTCACCGATCGGCACGTCGACGTTGTCGCCGGCGATCGCGATGCGCACCCGGTCGAACGTGACCGGCGCCCCCGACGCCGTCGACAGCGCGGCGACGTCGACGCCGTACCCCGCAGTGATGTGCGGGATGAACGCGTCATGCGTCGGCTCGGGCGCCCGGTCACCGAGCGCGGCCGCGAGTTTGTCGCGTAGCGCGCTGATGCCCTGTGCCTCGACGAGGTACACCGCGCACGGATCGTCGGTCTCGTTGAACGCGGCGCGACCCATGATCGTGCCCTCGATGCCGTTGGCGCCGTGCATCTCGCCCCAGCGGGCGAGCACGTTCGCGACCGACGTCTGCACGCCCACGCGCCAATCCTCCGACGCGCCGGTCAGGTCGTCGCCGAGGTAGACGAGGGTGAGGTGCAGCTCGTCGACCGGGTCGCCGCCCTCGACGACGAACGCGCCCGGGTCGGCGGGCAGCAACGCAATCATGCCGCCGGTGTGCTCGACCTCGGTTTCGGCCTCGTCGACGACCTCGGGGTCGACCTGCTCGTCGACGGGCACGACCGCGGCGGCGAGCAGCTGCTGCACCGCAGGGTCGTCGAGCATCGCCCGAGCATCCGCCGGGGTCGGCGGCAGCAGCGCCGCCGTCAGCGCCCCGCCCGACTTCGATTTGCGGCCCGGCCACTGCTTGAACACGTCGTGATACAGGTTCGCAGCGAGCCCGTTGATCTGATCAGGCGTCATGTCGGTGATCTCTTCGCCGAGCGCCTTGACCAGCGACCGGTACGGCGTCGGGGTCGGCGCCCACCGGGCGAGTCCGACGCCGGTCGTCCAGTACCGGTGCAGCTCGGGCGGCATCCGCCCGGCGAGGTCGTTCGCCGTCGACGTCGCCGACGCCACCAGCTTGCGCACCCGGTCAACGACACGCTGCCGACGCACCGACGTCGCCCGGCTCGACGCCGACGCGACGAGCTGCTCGCGCCGTTCCTGCGACCGCTGCGCCTCGATCGCGGCGGCCGCTGCGGCGCCACGCTGCTTGACCTGCTGCGCGCTCATCGTGATGCGGATCTGTTCGCGTGCCGCCTCGTTCGCGGCCGCGACCATCTCGTCGCGGGTGATGGGTCCGTTCCGGACGATGCCGGCGGCGACGAGCATCGTCGGCAGCCCGCCCGCGGCGACGAGCTGCTCGGTGCGGGGAATCGGGAACCCGGGCACGTTGACGGCGAGCGCGGCGACCAGCTCGAGGGACTCGCGGCCGGTGTCGGGGTCGGCGATGCGTCGCCAGTCACCCGACAGCGACGACCGGCGCAGCGTCTGCGCCTGTATGTCGTCGGTGCCCGGCAGCACGCTGCCCGCGATCCAGATCCCGAACTCATCCTCGCCGGCGCGCACACACGCGACCTGTGATCCGGTGTTGTCGTAGTGGGCGGCTGCCTGCACGGCGTCACCGGTACCTGCGTGACCGGTGCCGAGGGTCAGGTATCCGACGGGCAGGTCGCCCTCGGTGGTCGGCATGACGCCCTGGTGAAAGTACCGGTAGTCGGCCTGCGATCGCGGCGGCTTGACGTTCTGCCCCGGAAACCCGATGTGGTTCGTCTTCCACCCGGCGAGGTGCCCGTACACGCGGCCATCCTTGGTGACCTGGATCGGGGTGAGTCGCTCGAGGTTCGGGTTTCGGAACACGTCGTGCGGCATAGCCACGCCGGCCGCGGTGAGTGATCGCCCGATGGTGCTGATGGTCACGGTTCTGCCTCTCGTCGTCTGCCGTCGAGTATGGCGCACGGGGTAGGCTCGACCGTGGTTTGAGCGTGTTACACCGTTTGAAAGTGCGGTAAGCACGGCGCGGTGCCCATTGCACCGCGTTCGCCAAGTAACCGGGATCCATTGGCTGAGACACCGGAGTGCCGTAGCTGCACGCTCAACCACACAGGTTTGTCCGGCGCATCGCGGTGTGTCGGGAAGTGAGGCCCGGGATCACTCGTCGGACGCGACGAGGCCCGGGCCTTGCGAATCGTTCGGCCCGCCGCCCGCACCCTCTCACCGGGCGAGCGGGCCGGATCTCTCTCACCAGCGGAACGCCTCGCCATCGGGCATCGTCACCCGATGATCACACGCATGATCCGGTGGCAGCTCGCAGCGGGTGCGCAGCGTCATGCGTAGCCGCCCGAACTGCCGCACCCCCGACGTCTCGACCTCACAGCGCGGCTCACCCGGCAGCACGGTGCGCGGCTCGACGACCGGCTCATCCCAACTGACGAGCTCACCGACGTGCACGATGTCGTCACTCACGACGCGCCGCCTCTCGTTTCCGCATCTCGGTGTACGCGACGCGCTGCGCCTCACGGTTGCCGAGCGCCCACACCGAGCCGAGCACCCGCCGGCCCGCGTACGGATTACCGGCACCCGGCCGCGACACCTGCCCCGCCTTGTACGCCTCGAGCGCCTCGGCCGGTGTCGGCATCGGCTGCTGATCGCGGGGAATCATCGCAGGTAGTCCTCTCCGATACGGCGCCCCGACCAGCGTCGCCACTCTTGCATACACACCTCGGCGTCGAACGTGATCAGTCCGGCGTCGATCATCGACTCGAGGTCGGCCTTGGTGATGCGGGCACCGACCTCGTCGAACCACAGTGCAGCCTCGTCGCTGATGTACTTGCGGGCGGTCACGTCGTTGACCGACCACAGCATATCGGCGGTGAACCCGCCCTCGAGGTCACGATACTTGGCCTTGAGTAGCTGCCCGTTGCAATCGGTTTCGCACATGATCACCCAGTCGAGGGTGAACCGGCGGTGCAGCTCCGACACAAGGTCAGCATGGTTCGTCGACACCAGCCCCTCACGTTTCGCCCGGGCGACGAAGTCGCGGCGGTGCACCTGCTCGAGGTCGAGATCCTGCACCTCGGCGAGCGCCTGCTCGTAGCTGATGCCGCGCTCGTCGGCGAGCTGCTCGGCCTGCTCCCATATCTGCTGTTGCCGCTGCTCGGCGGGCGACAGGTCGCGGCGGGTGGTGAGCCGGTCGAACTCCTCTGCGGCGGCGGCCTCGCCCCACAGTTCGGCGTAGCGGGCGCGTTCGTCGGCGAGCCGATCGGTGTCGGATCCGTCGTCGACGACCTCGGCGCGCTGCACAGCCTCGGCGAGCGCGGCCTCGGCGCGGTCCATCCGCTCAAGGCGTTCCATCATCAGGTCGGGGTCGCTGCCGTCGGACACCTCGGCGAACGCGGCACACGCCTCGTCGAGTTCACGCTGCGCCGCCTTGAGCGCGTCGTCGGCGGGCGAATCTGGCTCGGGTATCTGCTCGGGCAGCTCGGGCGGGTCGGCCGGTACCGCGTCGCCGGGCAGGTTGTCGTCGCCGGTCGTCCACTCGTCGAACGGCAGGTCGGGGTCGTACTCGGGATCCGGTTCGGCGTCAGGCACTTCGTCGGCCCACCGCGGGTCATCGAGCCACGCCCCGTCGTCGTCGATCTCGATGACGTCGTCGGCGAACTCGGGCTGCCCGTACTGCACCTCGAACGCCTCGTCGTCGCGGCGGCGGGCGAGTTCGTCCTCGACCATCCGCCGCAGCTCGTCATCCTCGCGTTCGTCGGTGCGGATCAGGTAGTCGGCGAGCCGGGCGTCGGTCGCGGTCTCGACGTCCGGCGCGGGGATCGTCTCCCGCTCATCGGTCAGTTCGACGTCGAGTGGCTGCGCCGGCATCTGCTGCCCGGCGTCTTCGCCGCGCTGCCCGACCTGCGGCTTTACCCGGCCCTCGCGTTCGGCGACCTGCAACGCGGCTGCGTCGGCGACCTCGGCGTCGTCCGGGCCGATACGCACTGCGCCCGGCTCGACCGGTCCCTTGCCGCCCTGATCGTCGAACTCATCCTGTAGCTCGTCGTCGTCGTAGATCAGCATCGTGCACCGACAATTGATCACCTCGTGCGGTGCGACGCTGATCGAATCGGCGGGATGCTCGAGCAGGAACCCACCGATCCGGAACGGCTGGTCGAGCGGGCACGTCTGCCCGTCGGCGACGCGATGCGTTGCGCGGGTGCGCGTGTCGTCGGTCGACAGCCACCGTTTCCACATGCGGATGCCGGTGCGCTGTTCCCGTTCCCGGGCGGCGGCGAGCTGCCCCGCCGACACCGCGCCGTGTGACTCCGTCCGCGCGATGCGGCGCGCCTTCCACTGCCACTCGTTGAGCGACTCGTCGTGTTCCTCCCACAGCGACTTGCGCAGCGCCCGCAGCTCGGCGCGCGACGACCGGTCGAGGTTCGGCTCGGCGAGCGCCTGCTCGACCTCGTTGATGCGGGCACGCAACTCACGCGACCGGGCGTCGATGTTCAGCACCCGGCCGATACGTTCGGTCATCTCGTCGACCGTCACCGCATCCGACAGCGCCTCGAGCAGCTCGGGGCGGATGTCCTCGAACGCGCCTTGCGGCCAGATCTTGAGCCGGTCGGACACCTCGGCCAAGTACCGCTGTTGATGGGCGAACGCGCCGGACGGGTCGGCGCGGCGGGTCTGCTGGAATGCCTCACCGAACGCGATCGATACCGTCGGCAAGATCTGATTCTCGAGCTGGTGCTGCCACGCACCCCACGTGCGCTGTACCGCGGCGTCGACAGCGAGGTCGACGTGCCCGGTGTTCGGTCGGCTGCTGCGGTTCGCGGCCGCCGTGATGTGCCCGTACCCGAGCTCCTGGAAGAACGCGACGCGCACCTCGTCGAGCCACGCCCCGATGGCGGTCAGCGTGGCGGCGTCGATGCGGCGTTCGCAGCGTCGCAGCAGCCACTGCTGTTCGGCGCGCTCGGCCGCGACGTCACGCACTACGCCCCGGCGAGCAGGCGGTGTAGCTGCGACCGGTCGGGTGCCCGGCGCTGCTCGATCAGGTCACGCGTGTACTGCTCACACACCTGCTCGTAGTGTTCGGTCGGCCCGACGAGCACGACCGGCAGCATGTCCCACGCCCCGCGCAGCAGCGTCGACCAGTCGTCGCCCGCTGCCCGCAGATCGGTGAGGGTGTGCACGAGGTACTGCTCGCACTGATACCGGTGCCGGCTGTTGCGGCCGGTGGCCTTGGATCGCATCGACGCGAACTGCAATGCCCGCAGCACCGCGAAGTATGCGACGGCCGCGACCGCCCCGATGTCGTCACAGTCGGCTGCGCGCTGCTCAACGGTCATGGTCACGGGTCACGCTCCTGCCGGTGGCGGGTCATTCTGGGTGTCGGGCGGTGAGTTGTCGGGCCTCTCGGCCACCGCAGGCGGCGGCGGGGTGGCGCCGTCCGGCGGGGTGACCGGCTCGTCGGGCACCGTGGTGGCGGGAATGTCCACACCGAGCGACCGCAGGATCTCGACCGCGGCACCCGGCTGCTGCCCGAACTGCGACAGCAGCGGCACGAGGTTCTCGAGCAGCACCCGCGCCGCCCGCTCGGCCGGGGTCGGCATGTCCTCGGCGTCGAACCCCATCTCGGCGAGCGTCTTCTCGGCCGACAGGATCCGCTGGTCGTACGCCCACTGCGCATCTTTCGACCGGTCTGGCCGCAGCTTGAGCGCCGACGTGTCGAACCACACCGAGAACTCGTCGGCGTTGATGACACCCGCCGCCGCCAGCAGCGGCCGCACTATATCGGCGGTCATCGTGTGGCAGAACGTCGTCATGATCGGGGCGACACCGAGCTTGACCTCGGATTCGTCGAGCGACCACGCCGACCAGTGATTCATGCCGCCGGCGCCGTCGAGCACCCCGGGGTCGGAATCCATGCCGAGCGCGATCCGCCGGATGGCCTCGGCGCGACGCTCATGCATGTGCGGGTCGAGGGTTTCCGAGAACGTCAGCAGGTGCGCGACCTCCGACATCGGCCGCCCCTCGATCCACGGCACCTGAGCGACGAGCGGGGCCAGCGATTCCGCCGACGCCCGGTCCTCGATCGCGGTCATCATGTAGCTCTGTAGCTCGTCGGCGAAGTTGAGGGCGATGCCGTCCTTGTCGAACAGCTGCACGTCGGACGCGACGAGCAGCACGCCACCGCCCGAGGCGAGTTTCGAGTCGATCTGCGCGCCGACGTACTTCGTCATCTGCACCAGCTCACGCAGCACCGGCAGCAGCGCCCGCACCGGCGCGTCAGCGAGCGCCAGGTACTGCGGTGACGGTGTCCACGACCGGGCGAGGATCTCGACGTCGTCGTCGACGCGGCGCGGCGACACCCCGTCGGTGATCTGATACTGCCCGGCCCGCGAGCCGAGCACCTCGTCACTCGAGTGCACCTGCCACTGCACCCGGCCCGGGTGATCGTCGTCGTCGCGGGCGTTGAAAATGCTCTCGCCGTTGTGCTCCACGTGCTGGGCGTACCGCTTGAGCTTCTGCTCGACGTCGGGCAGGTTCCCGAACAGCATCTGTGCGAGCTCGGCGACCGGTCCCTCATCGACGCGTTTCGGGTCGCCGACGTCGCCGGCCTTGTGGTGACCGATGTACACGCGGCACTGCGACACCGCGCGCGCCTTGCGGTCGGCCAAGAATCGCATCTCGGGCGATTCGTTGCGCAGCGCCCACACTTCTTTCTGCCACTGTTCGGCCTGACGTTTCCGCTGCCGGGGCACCTGCCGGCCGTTGCGGGTCTCGGTGCCGTTCATCAGCTCGGCGGCGGCGGTGAGGCTCTGGCCGCGATATGAGTGTCGCGGCCCGCGCACCTCCTCGAGGGGGTACGCGGTCACCGTGGTCGCCGACGGCGCGAACTGCCGGGCGCGGGCGATCATGCTGTGCGGCGACGGTGTGGGTACCGAGTCACGCACGATCTGCAACGCGGTTGATTCGGGGCGACGTCTCACGGTGTCTCCTAGTTCAGTCGTCGGCAGGGTCGAGCCACGTCGACCCGATACCGGTCACGAGCGAGATCGTGCCCGCGAGCACCATGATGAACCACCAGCGCGTGTCGGCCCACCAGTACGCGGCGACCGACGTCGCGGCGCCGACCCACACCGATGCGCACCACGGGCAGGTGATCAGGTACGCGAACCACTGGTCAGGTCCGAGGCGCAGCACGATGCGGTCGCGTACGGGCTTGAGTATCTGGTCGGCGACGAGTAGCCGAGTGACGCGCCACGCGAACAGGATGGTGAGCAGCACGACGAGCGGGTCGATGGTCATGCTGGTCAGAGTATCCCGAGGAACGGCGACAGCCCCCGACCTGATGGTCGAGGGCTGCCGTCGGTGTTGGGTTGTGGTCACTGCCCGACCACTAGGTCGAACAGTATCAGGCGGGGGTCTACTCGGCGTCGGTGTCGCCGCTGTCCTCGCCGTCGGTCGGCTCGTCGGTCGGCTCGTCGGTGTCGTCGTCGAAGTAGGTCGGCGCCTCGTACTTGTACGTCGGGGCGTTCGGGTCGGCGAGGTCACGCATGTTGATCGGGTCGGTGTTGGCGTCACCGCCGATGTTGTCGCCGCCCGACGTCGACACGATCGGCGGCGGGCAGGGCGCGGTACCGGTCGGCACGGGCATCTGGCAGTCGGCGGCGGCGGTGCCCGCGCCGACGGCGATGGCGAGCGAGGCGAACGTGGTCGCGACGAGGGTGGTGATCGTGCGCTTCATGATGGGTCTCTCTTTCGGTGGATGGTGTTGCGAGGGTCGGCGTGTCGCCGCTTGCTATTCGGTGGGGGATCCCCACGACGTCGCGTAGCGGATGGTCCGCCACCCGAGTCCGTCACGCTCGCCGTCGCCGATGAACTCGAGCAGCTCGAGCCACGTGAGCGTGGACGTTTCACGACCGGTCAGCGACCACACGTTTTTGCGCACCTTGAGCGCGGCGAATGTGTACGTGCGGGTCGATCCGGGGTACCGCTTGGAGAACGTGAGAACTGTGCTCTTGGGCGGTTCGGGGATGGTCGCGAGTGCCGACTTGAATCGGGGCGTCGGCGCGACGTCATCCCACGGGTTGGTGCGCAGTGCGGGGGCGTTGATGGTCATTGCGGCGGTTCCTCTCGGTGGTGGGGGTCGGTGGTGGCGGGTACGGGTGCGGGCGCCTGGTGTCTCAAGCGCCCGCACCCGAGTCTTATCGGTGGTTGATCAGGATGGTTCGGGCCACGGCCCGCTCGGTGTGGGTGAGGCGCGCGTGCCGTCCGGCCGGGCCGATGGTGTCGGCGATCTCGGCGAGCGCGGCGTCGGTGATCTGAGCCGGGTCGATGTTGAGCTGGTGGGCGATCTGGGTGGTGGTCATGTCGAAGACTGTATAGCCTCACGGTGTGGCTACGCAACCCCTAGCCTGCGATCAACCATCCGGCATAGATGACCAGCACAAACACGGCGCCGAGGATGGCGGCGATCAGCATGTCGCCAGGCTCGGTTCGCACGTACGGGTCGGGGCAGTGACGGGTGCGGACAGAACACGGATCGTCGCCGTGCATCGGGCAGCGTCGCATCAGTACACCGCCCCGACGTAGTCGACGGTCTGGTCGCGTTTGAACACGACCAGCCGCCACGGCAGCACGAACAGCGTCTCGAGCGGTTCGGGCTGGTCGAGCGCGGCCTTGGTGAATATCTCGCCGACCTCGTCGGTGCTAGTCGCCGACATGCGCAGCGAGTACTGCGCGTCGACTGAATGGATGGCGCCGGCACGCCGGTTGAATCCCTCGCCGTAACCGACTTTCTTGCCGTTCTTCGACATCGTTCTGAATCGCCACTCGCGCACGATGTGGCCTCGGTCGTGGTCGAAGTAGCTCGACGGGTACACCTCGATCGTGCCGCGATTCTGGGTGCCGGGGTCTCGTTGAATGATCATGGGGTTTCGCCTCTCTCGATGCGGCGCAGGTACGCCTCGGGGTCTCGCATGTAGAGCTGGTGCTGCCGGTCAGCGCGCGCGGCGATCTCGGCATCACGGGCGGCGCGCTCGGCGGCGCGCTGTTTGCGTTGGGCGTCGATGCGCGGCCACGCCATCACACCGCCGAGGATGACCCCCATGAGCGACGCCAACACGGCGCCGATCGCGGGGCTGCCGAGTGTCCCGGCCACGACCGCCCAGAACCCGACGACCACGGACGCGGCGACCGCGTACGTGTCCGACCGCGACACCCGGCGTTGCGGCAGCGACGCGAAGAATCGGGCCAGCGCGCGGAACATGCGCGTGAACGGGTCGGGCCGGTCTGCTCGAGCAGCTCGCCGGTCAGCACGCACACGCTCGTCGGGGTACTCGCTGCTACCCCAATCGACGAACGTCGGCTGCTCGTCGGTAGTCGGCCATGGGTCGGCGGGGTCCACGTTCTGCACCACGTACGTGCCGTCGTGGCGGGCGGTGACGTGCACGATGGTGCCGTGGTGGTCCCGTAGCCGCGCGGTGACGTCGCTACGGGTGTCGGTGGCGGTGCTCGACAGGTGCTCGCAGAACGTGCGCATGTCGATGTGTGGCGGCAGCTGCGGCGCGTCGAGGTCGTAGTGCGGTACGTGCAGCACCCCGGCGCCGCGTCGCGCGGACTCGGCGACGTGACGGGCGACGGCTGCCGCCTTGGCCTCGAGCTGCTCACGCACCTGCTCGTTGAACAGGGCACGCTGCTGATTCTTCGACATCGTCAGTACTCCCTCGCTATGTCGATGAGCTGCACGATCGCGGCGTACGCCTGCGGCGGGCACACGCCGTTACCGATCGCCTTGAGCTGGTCGCTGCGCGACAGCCCGATCGCGGGGTCGGTGACGTGCCCCGCGGGCAGCATCATCATCCACTCGGCGAACGCGGCGTTGAGACGTGGCTTTTGGTTGCGGTTCAGCTCGGTCGGCGGCGGTGCCGGTCGGCCGATGGCCTGCTCGGCGCGGGCGATCGCGGCCGCGTACTTGCCCCACGACGAGGACATGCCGAGCGCGGCGTCGATGATCTGCACATGGTGGTGGCCGCTCGCCGCGCGCCCCTCGGGGTCGGTGCCCCCGCCTGTGGCGTCGGCGGCGCCTGGTGTGGGCAGTAGCGACACCGTGTCGGGCAGCCCGGGCGCGCCCTCGCGGCTGTCGGCGGATCGGCCTCGGCTGTCGCGGGCGAGCGGTGTCGGGAAGTAGTGCGACACCGCGATCAGGTCGGGGGTGTTGCGTTCCCGTTCCGATGGGCAGTCGCCCCGCTCGGACGCAGTCGGTGTCGGCAGCAGCGACTGCACCGCGCCAGGTAGCAACAGTTCACCACGCCCGTTCTCGGTGTTGCCGTGCGAGTTCTGCACAGTCGGCGTCGGCAGCAGCGCGCCGTCGTTCCGCATAAGGTCGTTCTCGACGAGGATCGCGAGGTCGGTCACGGTCGTGCGGCCCGGTTTTTTCCGCAGGTGTTCCTCGGGGCTGTTGCCCGAGGGGTGCGCCATCGGCGTCGGCAGCAGGTCTACGCGTGGCCCTCGAGTTTCCACATCGCGTCGGTCAGCGTGTCCCCCGCGTTCGCCGTCGATCCCGGGCGCCGGTTCGCTGTCGAGTTCCTCGTGCCCTCCGAGTCGGCCACCACGGGCGTCGGCAGCAAATTGTGGGGCTGCACCGCCGACGGCAGCATCAGGTCGCCCGACGAGCCACGCTGATTCGGGCCGCCTTTCGTCCCGTCCGTCGCGCGCGGCGTCGGCAGGATGGGCGAGCACGAAGACTCGCTCTCGTCGGTGCGGGGCGCCGACGTCGGCAGCGGCAACAGTGCACCATTGCGCGTCATACCCGAGGTCGGCAAGGTCGCCGAGTACGGCTCCGAGTGCGCGGAGAACAGGCTGAGTGTCTCGGTCTCCCAGAGCATCCGGCTCGGATTCCATCGGGCGATGTGCTGTGGCACTGAGCAGTCCTCTCACGTTCTCGATGACGACCCAGCGGGGTCGCAGCTGATTGATCGCCTCGGCCATGTGTGACCACAGGCCCGAGCGGGTGCCGGCGGTGAGGCCGGCGCGGCGCCCTGCGGCCGACACGTCTTGGCAGGGGAACCCGCCCGTCAGCACGTCGACCGGTTCGACCTGCGACCAGTCGACAGCGGTCACGTCGCCGAGGTTCGGCACGTCGGGCCAATGGTGGGCGAGGATGCGTGAGGGTGCTTTCTCGAACTCGACGAACCATGCTGTCGATGCACCGAAAGCAGCGGATACGGCGAGGTCGAGCCCGCCGTACCCGCTGAATAGTGACCCGACCCTCACAGCGCGGCCTGTCGGTCGATCATCTCGGCGATGTGCTGGATCTCGTCGGTGGTCAGGATGACGTAGTACGACCCGCCGTCGGGGTTGACGATGCGGATCTCGCCGAGGTCGCCGTCGAGGGTGCCGAACACGACCTGCGCCCCAGTCACGCTGTCGATGGCGCGGACGTAGTGCGTGGCCTGCTCGTCGTCGTCGAACGTCTCGGCGTACACCTGGTCAGCAAGTTTGGTGCTGCTGTTCATCGGGGGTGTTCCTCTCGGTGGTGGTGGTCAGAACAGGGCGAGCTGCGGCTCGGCGATGGTCGAGTCGATCAGGACACCCGCACGGCGCTCGACCTCGTCGATGACGGCCTGCGCGCGGGCGACGTCGCTGTCGGTGGTCTTGACGATCATGTGCGTCGGCGACTGCCCGTCGATCGCGTCGTGGGGGCGCAGCACGGCGAAGTACAGGCGGAACCCGTGCGCGGCCTCGAACTCGTCCATCACGGCGTCGATGTCGCCGTCGACGTAGGCGCGGGTGTTGATCTTGAGCGTCTGCATGATGCCTCTTTCGTCGGTGGGTATGCGACGAATGTAGCCTCACGGCGCGGATACTGTCAAGCGGTTCGGCGACGCCCCGCCATCTGCGACGAACCACGCGACCGCTGCCCCCTCGAGCCAGTCGGCCGCGCCAACGTGCCACCGCCCGGCACCTCGGGCAGCACCTCGGTGGCGCCGTGCACACCAGAGTCGAGCGCACCCGGCGACCACGTCGAGCCGGGCTGCCACAGCGTGAACTCGCGTTTCAGTTTCGCCAGGTTGATGCCCGCCGCGAACTTCGCCCGCCCGGTGATGACCGCCTGCGCGATCGGCTCGGCGCGCAACACCTTGTTCTGCTTCGCCGCGACACCCTTGACCATCGGGCACAGCGCATCCGCCGGCAGATACGGGGCGCCGGTCTCGGGGTTGGTGTCCCGCTTGAGCGCATCCCACGCCTGCACGATCAACTGCTTGACCATGCCGCCGCCATAGTTCGACTCGAACACGATCGTCGTCGCACCGAGTTCGTGCGCCATCAGGCACGCCTCGCGCGGCCACTCGACCGGCGTCAGCACGTCGGTGCGGTCCTCGAGGAACCACGCGTGCTGTTCGGTGTCGAGTCCGACCGCGACGATGCCTGCGGTGTCATGTTTCTCGCCCTCACCGCCGGACGGGTCGACGGCGACGACGATGCGCAGCAGGTCGGCGATCGCGGGCGCCGGGCCGGTCGCCGCCCGGATCTGCGCGTCGGTGAGTAGCGCACCCTCGCCGGGGTTGGGGATGCCCTGCGACATCGACCACCAGTCCCGCGAGGTCGACATCTCCTGTTTCTTCGCCCACCAGTTGGTGAGCGCCTCGCGGTGCGTGGCCGCACCCGACCACGTCTCGGGATCGTCGGGGGCGATCAGCGGGTGCGGCAGCGGGTCGCCCGGCTCACGCCCGAGCGGGTCGGCGTACACGCCGCGTTCGTGGTCTTCGGCCATCGCGATCGCCGGTAGGTGCACGACCCGCCACACGCCGCCGTCCTCGATGCGGCCGTCGCGGGCGAGTAGCCGCCCGGCGAGGTCGTCGGGGTGCCAGCGGGTCATGACGAGCACCTCGCGGTAGAACGGCGACTTACGCTGCGACCACACCGAGCTGTACCAGTCCCACACGAAGTCACGCACCGGCAGCGACTCGGCCTGCGCGCGGTTGGTGATCGGGTCGTCGATGATGCCCAAGTCCATGGGGTGACCGGAGAAGTTGCCGCGCAGACCACGCGAGCGCATCGACCCGCCGGCTCGAATCGACCAGTCGGTTTTACTGCCCTCGTCGCGGTTGAGGTTCACGCCGTACTCGGCGCCGAACTGCCGGACCAGCTCACGCACCGCGGCGCCGTTGCGTAGGGCGAGGCGTTCCTCTGCGGATGCCATCAGGATGCGGTCGCGGGTGCGCATCGTGAGCCACCAGAACGGGAACCACTGAGCCACCCGCGTCGACTTGCCGACCTGCGACGGCGTGAACACCATGACGCGGGCGTTCGGCACGGCGAGCATGTGAGTGAGTTCGCGGTCGATCACCTCGAGGTGCGGCGCCTGCACCTGTGTCTGCGGGTCGAGACGCACCGCCATCTGCCCGGGCGAGGTGGTGTCGTTCAGGGCGATGCCGGACTGCGCGCACAGTTCGGCGAGCCGCCGTTTGAGCTTGAGCTTCTCGAGGCGGGGCAGATTGACCAGCGCGTCGTCGACGGTCACGGCGTCGGGTCGGCGGGCAGCCGGGTGAGCGCCTCGAGCACCGGCACGTCGAGGTCGGCGCCGTCGGCCTTGGCTTTCGCCATCAGCGCGGCGGTCAGTTCGGCGACCTCGCGGTCGATGTCGTCGTGGGTGACGACGACCTCGTGCCGCTGCGGCTGGTCAAGTCCGAGCAGCTTGACGTACCGGTCGGACGTTTCGAGCACGATGCGGGCGGCGCGGGTCGCGGCGAGCGAGTCCGTCGTGTCGACGGCGAGCGCCATATGCACCTCGAGCAGCTTGTCGTACTTCGAGAGGATCATCTCGAGCGCGACGTCGGCGAGTTCGGCGCGTTCCTTCGCGCGCGCCTTGAGCGCATCCTTGAGCGCGTTGTATGCCGACGCCCGCGACGAATACCCGTGCTCGGCCGCGATCTCGCTGTAGGTCTTGCCGGACACGAACGACTCGAGCACCTTCGCGTGCTTGTTCGCGCGGGCCGCAGCGGTACGTGGCCCCGACGTCGCGGGGTTTCCTCGGCCGGTCTTGGGTTTCGGCAT